AATGTGCATGACATATTGAATTGCGATATTTTCTCATAATCTTCCATGTCAGCATCTATTTTTTTTTAGATCCCCATAAATCAATTGAAATTTCTTTGGTATCTCCATTGAAGGTAATTTTGTCTATTATCTTTTCAAGTAAATATCTTTTTCTTCTAATAGTGTAATCATCATTTTTCAAATCGTTAATGTTATCAAAAAACACATTAAACTCTTTTAGAGAATCTAAAACTATATCTATATTTAGAATGCTTAGATCATTTTCTTTTTTTTCATTATCAGCATTTTGCGCTTTTGCTTCAAGATCTTTTATTTCTTTACCTAATTCATCTATCTTTTTTAATATAAACTCAGATGCTACTGAACTTTCAGTTTTAGAAAGCTGATTAAGTAATGTATTCATATCATTCTTTTTTATCTTAATATCATCTTTAATATTTTTTAATATAGAAGTAGTTTCGGTAGCAGCTACCTCTTTTTTGTATGCTGTTAGTTCTTGAATTATAAAATCAGTATTCAATGTTTTCAAGTATTTCACTACTTCATTTTCTAAGTGATCTCCTCGGACATTAGGATTATCACATCTAGTTTTACCAGAATGAGCTTTCATAGTGCAAGTATAGTAATAATTTCTAGTACCATCTTTTCTTGCTTTACCATAAGATACTCTCATAGGAGCTCCACACTTAGCACATTTGAGAATACCACTTAAAAGAGCTTTTCGTGATGTACCTTTTCTCGGATTTTCTTTTTTTGAGTTTTTATCTAAAAAATGTTGAACTGCAAGCCATCTATTAGCAGGAATTATTCCAGTATGGTTACTAACAGCAGCTATCCATAGTTCCATACTTTTATTTTTAAATTTTGAGTTCCTTTTGTTGTAAATTAGTATTCCATTACCATTTGGATTACCAGAAACATTTATACCTTTAGATTTTAAATACTCGAAAACTAAATCATTAGATTGAACATATACAGGATTTCTTAGAATATCATTTATACTTGTTGAAGCAAAATCCCCACCGTTTTTACCTTTAATGTTATTTGATAATAGATATTTTAATGTTAGGTGTATTGATCCAGCTTCTAGATATTTATTATAGATTAATTTAACTATATTTAATTCTTTATCTACAGGGCAAAGCTTATTAAAGGATCTTTCCTTCATATCATTATCAAAGTAGGTAATTTTTTCGCTATCAAATCCAAGTGGTGTTTGACCTCCAAGCCAACGACCTGTCTTTGAAAGTTCAAGCATATTATCTCTTATACGTTCAGCTATAGTTTCACGTTCTAATTGTGCGAATACAGATGCTATATAAACCATTGCACGACCAATCGGAGTAGAAGTATCAAACTGTTCTTTAATGGATACAAAGCTTATATTATTATCTTGAAGTAATTCCAAAGTAGAAGAGAAGTCAGCTACATTACGTGAAATTCTATCTAATCTATAACATATAAGAATATCAAATTTTTTCTTCTTAACATCTAAAATCAATTCTTGAAATTTAGGCCTATTAGTATTTCCACCTGAAAAGCCCTCATCCTCATATACTATAAATTCATCTATATTTAAATTGCGTTGAGCATATTCTTTACACATTTGAACTTGATTTTCTACAGAGTCACCTTTACCCGTAAACATTGATTTACGACTATAAATTGCTACTTTCATTTTTAATGTTAATCTCCTTTTCTATATCATTAAATACAAATACATCATTAGGTGTACATTTCAAAGCTTTACAAATTTTATGAAGATTTTCAAATGAAATCATTTTAGTTTCATTATTAACCATTTTATAAATTGTAGAATGACTTATATTTGTTTGATTTTTTAGCCAATATACACTTTTACCTTTTTGTTCTAAAATTTCTTTTAATTTTAAGTTCATAGTATCACTTCCTTACATAAATTATAAGAGATTTAATTATGTTTTTCAATGATTATTGAAAACAATAACTATATGCCATATAATACAGTTAAGGGGTGAGAAAATATGAAAGAAATATGGAAAGATATATATGGGTATGAAAATGTATATCAAGTTAGTAATTTGGGGAATGTTAGAAGTCTTGACCGTTATATTTTTTGCAAAGATGGTTCAAAAAGGTTTTGCAAAGGGAAAAAATTAAAATCAAGATCTGATAAAGATGGATACCAAACTACTGAACTAAATAAAAGTGGTAAACGTAAATTTTGTCATATTCATAGACTTGTAGCTATGATGTTTATCCCTAATGATGATCCCATCAATAAAACACAAGTTAATCATAAAAAAGAATTTGAAAAATGGAATAACTGTGTGACCAATCTTGAGTGGTGTACGGCAAAAGAAAATACAAATTACGGAACCAGAACTCAAAGAATGGCAAAGGCCCAATCTAAAAAAGTATATCAATATACATTAGACAAAACTTTTGTAAGATTGTGGGATTCGATTATCCAAATTGAATCAGAATTAGGATTTAATCACTCAAATATATCTTACTGTTGCAATGGTAAAAGAAAAACACATAAGAGATATATTTGGTCATATACTCCATTGATTTAACCTACAAATATTTGTAGGTTATTATTTTTGCTTTCATTATTCTTCATCCTCATCACATACACATTTATAATCCTTATTACAATTCTTACAGTTTATTTTACAACTAATTAGTAGACGAGGGCAAACACTAAGCTCTTCGGAAATTCGATATAGCATTCTTAAAGTAGGACTTTTTTCTTCACGCTCTATAGAAGATAAGTAACTTTGACTTATTCCAATCCTTTTAGCAAGTTGATTTTGTGAAATTAAGATTTTTCTTCGATATTTTTTGATGTTTATCTTATGTTTTTTCATTATAATCCTTTCCTTAGCAACCTTTTTTATTATCTCTTATAGAACTATTGTAATGCATTATAAAATTTATTCCATATATTTAAAATTTGTCTACTTATGTATATATTAAGAGAAAACTAGCTCGGGCGGAGCTAACTTTTTGTTGTAAAATAAATAAAAAAAGTTTTGAAAAAATCTAATAAAAAAGTTAAAAACAATCTATTTTATTTAATATAAGGAAGAACTATGAAACATGAACGTATGTTCTTGTAAAAATAAAACAAAAGTGCTAGAATAAAACTAGCCACTGAAAATCAGAGGGGGAGTTAAAATGATAATAAAAGATGGAATAAAATCTAGTGAAGAGACCAATGATTACAAACAGAAAATACATAATATAGCTGATCTACTTTGCAAAAAATTAAAAGAAAATAAAATTGATTTAGAAAAATATGATGTTGATAAAATAGTCCAAAAAGTAAAAGAAAAAGGTATCTTTGATTGATACCTTTTAAATGAAAAAATATTAAGCACAAGGTTCTTTACCTCTTTCAATAACTATGTTCATAATAGCAATCCAATCATTCAGAGAATTTACTAAATGTCCAAGACCAGTTAACGTTTGTCCAGTTAATGAATTTATAAATAATATATCTAAATAGGGGAAAGATAAATCATTAAATGTTATTCTAAATCCTAATTTTTTAATATATTCTTTTTGTTTTAGTCTATCTATTATTGAAAACATATCTTCAACGAGTACTTTTTTGTCGTCCTTTATAATCTCACATTTAAGAATATCTTTATAACTAAACTGTTTAAATTCTAAATCATTATTATATTTATAAGTTATAAAATTTACCTTTTTATTTACATCATCAATAAAAAATTTAGACATACCGTCTTTAAATGGAATATTAATGGCTTTTGTAATAGTCAATCCTTTAGAATTAATATAATGTAAAATTATGTCATCACTCTTTTTTGTGCTCTGTTTTTTATTATTAGATAATGTAATAAGTAATATTCCGATACATAAAAGTACCAATATAAAAAACATTATAAGACCTCCTCAATATATTAATTTTAAGTAAAATATATTTGTTTATTTTTTATATTTACTATTTAATAATTCCTGAGCATCATTTTTTAACATGTCTATTAAATCATTTAATTGAATATTAGTTACATCTTCAGGTTCTTTTATAACATGTTCATCTATTAGTTTTTTTAGTAGCTCTAAAGTAGAACTTTTATTTATAGCGTTCTGGATAGTTGAGTTAGGAGACAATATATCAGTTTTACCTAGTAAGTAATCTACTGAACAATTAAAAAAATCAGCAAGTTTTGTAAGAGTATCTGCATCAGGAGTTCTTTTACCATTTTCCCAGTTAGAAACTGTTTGTTTAGAAACATTTAGTATTTTGGCCAGTTCAGGTTGATTAATTCCTTTTTCGATTCTTTCTTTTTTTATTCTTTCATGTACGATAGCCATTGAAACGACCTCCTATCTAAGAATATTATAAACTATTAGTTGTCTATTTTGAATGAGTGTAAACTTAATGAATATTTTTTTAAAAAAAATTACAAAATACCATTGACAGTAAACTTAAAGTTTACTATAATAAAAACATACCAAGTCAACAAAATGTTTACGGAAGGAGGTGGCATTATGACAAAAGAATTTAAAAAATTAAAAGCATATAGACAATTAAAAGGTATAAATCAATCAGGGATGGCAGAGTTAATTGGAGTTAGTCTTAATACGTATAACTTTAAAGAAAATGGCAAAAAACAATTTACTTTACAAGAAGCAAAAAGTATATCAGACTATTTTGGAACAACCATAGAAGAAATTTTTTTTAATAATACAGTAAACATAAAGTTGACCAATACCGCTTAATTATAGTTTGTCCAGTTCTTTAAAAATTAAATTAGTGAACAAAAGGGAGATGAGGAAATGAAAAACTTACAAATTTTTAAAAATCAACAATTTGGAGAATTTGAATTACTTGTAGATGAAAATAAAAAGGAATGGTTTCCAGCAACAGATATTGCCACTATGTTAGGGTATTCTAATCCGCAAAAGGCAATAAGAGATCACTGTAAACAAAAGGGGTGCACGATTCGTTCAGTCCTTACAAAGGGTGGTAAACAGAATAAGAAATTTATAGATGAAGGTAATCTTTATAGATTAATAACTCATTCTGAATTACCATCAGCAGAAAAATTTGAGGTTTGGATTTTTGATGAAGTGTTACCAACTATAAGAAAAACAGGTGGTTATGTTGCAAGTGAAGACCTATTTATTAATACTTATCTACCTTATTTGGATGAGCAAAGTAAAATGGTTTTTAGAAACACTTTAGAAACTGTAAGGAAACAAAATGAAATTATAGCATTAAAGGATAAGAAAATAGAGTATAAAGATGATGTTATAGTGGGACTTGTAGATGAAATATCATTAGCTGAAAAAAGACAGATATTAAATAGGGTTGTTAGGTACAAAGGAGCAAATTACAGAGAACGTTGGAATGAGTTATATAAACAATTTGAAATGAAGTATCATATTGAAAGTGTAAAAAACAAGCTAGAGAAATACAACAAAACTCACAAACCAAAGTTAAAAAGTAAAGTTGATTATATTGATAAGGTCATGAATAAAATACCTGAACTTTATGAAATAGCATGTAAACTTTATGAGAATGACGTAAGGGAACTTGCTAAAAATCTTTATTCATTGAATGAGGAGGTAGTTTAAATGAATAATCTAAATGATTCATTTAAAGAAGCTTTGGAAAGAGTAGAAAAACCCTATAATAAAATAATATTTGTTTGTATAGGTACAGACAGATGCACAGGGGATAGCTATGGACCTATAGTTGGTAGTATGTTAAAACAAATAAAAAGTATCGAGGTATATGGAACCTTGCACGAGCCAGTACATGCTACAAACTTAAAAAATGCACTACAAAACATAGATTTAAATAATAATTTGATTATAGCTGTGGATGCTGCACTTGGAGATATAGACAAATTTAGAAAAATATCTATTAAAAATAAACCAATTAGACCAGGAAATGCAATAGGTAAGAATTTAGGGTTAGTAGGAGACATAAGCATAAGAGGATTTATTGGACTGAAATCAGATTTTGCATGTTTTGAAATTATTCAAAATACTAGATTAAGTTTAGTTTATGATTTAGCAAAGTTAACATTTGAAACTATTTGTAGGGTTTTGGAAGAAAATATTAATTATGGAAAGAAGAATAGAATATGAAAGTTAATACAGTAGAGCAGTTTAAAGTGCTTGAGTTTTTAAAAGAAAACTTTGAACTTAATTTGTTTAAAGTTGAGTTATTAGATAGATATAGCATCAAAATTACAGATAGTGAAAGTGAAAGCATGATTTTCAAATATGAAAATGGGGAAGTAACTTGGGAGCAGTAGATTTATAGATTAGTTTAATTATTAGGAGGTGGAAATATGTTAAACCAATGTCCTAGATGTGGAAATGAAGAAATAGAAGGTGCTAATTACTGCAAGATATGTGGATTAAAACTTAAAGAAGCTCCTGAGGTACCAGCTCAAGAGCTTCTTACTAAATATGAAATGGAATGTATTCATAGACATTTGGCATCCTTTACTAAAGCAATTATTTTTAAAAAAATAAATTATGATGATGCATATATTAACGCATGCAAAGGATGTAAACATTATTGTAGTAAAGATGGGTTAGAGTTAAACCCATGGACAACATTTGATAAACTTGCTAGACTATCATCTTATACTAACGAGGGCAAGAAGGAGAGTTTAAATAAACAGGACAGCGACCATGTGCATCTTTAGATGGATATGGGCAATCACTTACATTACAGGAATAACTCCCTTTTTTATAACCCATTTGAGGATTCCCACACATGCATACCTCATTATAATCAATATAAATTGTATGAGGTTCATCTAAATATGGGCAATCTGATGTAAAAGCGAAAGTTATAATTTTATTCATGAATATCACCACCTTTCATGTGGTATTATTCGACAAAAATGTAAATAATCCTTTAGGAGGTAACAGGATGGAAGATATAAAACTAACTGTTACGCAAGCGAAAAGAGAGGAAACAATAGATAAAATTCTACAACTTGTAGAGGATCAATTTGAAGGTATAGAAGTAACAGCAAGGTTTACACAAAGATTATTAGAAGATACAATTATAGCTTTACAAAATAGAGCTATGGATGCACCAATTAAGGTTATAAAACATAGTTTGAATAATGAGGTTAATTAATAGAAAAGGAGGTTAAAAGCTTGGCTAAATACAATCAAAAGCCTAAATTTAAGGTTACTATAAATTATCCAACCGAAGAAAACAAAGAAGAATATGAGCGTAGAAAAGCAAGAGCAGTAGCCAAGGTTTTAATAGACACTTTACCTCCACAAGTTATAGATAAATTAGTTGAGAAGTTAGAAAGGGAAAATGCAAATGACAAAAATTAAAAAGATAATAGTTAATTATCCAGAAGATCCAAAAGACATGGAGAAGCTGCAAGATACGGCTATGGCTATATTAGCAAAGTCCATAATAAAAGAACTTTCACCAGTAGAAGTTAAGGAATTGATTAAAAGGTTACAAGATAATACGCATTAGATAAGCAAAGGCTGAAAAGCCTTTTATAAAAAATTTTCTTTAGGTAAAAAGGTATAGAGTTATCTAGTTTATGTATATGATAGAACATTTGAAAATGTGCAAAATTTTTATTGAAAAATAGAATTGATTAAGGAGGGGTAATATGGTTGAGGTTATAGAGGATAAAACAATTTTCCCTAACATCAAAGTTATATTTGATGCTAGAGAAGATGATGAAGCTAGAACACAATGGTTAAGTCAAAGATGTAATTCAATAGGCGGTAGTGAGATAGCAAAGGTTGCAGGCTTTTCAAAGTATGGAAGTGCATTGACCGTATTTAATGAAAAGTTAGGACTTTCAGAAAAATTCAAAGGAAATATACACACTAAGTTTGGTAATAGGATGGAGCCTTTGATAAGGGAGTGGGTTCAAGAAGATTTTAAATTAGCTACAGGAATTGAACTTAAAACCTATGAGTACCCATATATGATGGTCCATAAAGAACATGAATATTTTAGTGCTAACATAGATGGTTTAGCTAAATTGGACCAGGACTACAAGTATTATGAAAACTTAGATACTGGAGAGATAAAGATTATACCAGAAAGAGAGTTAATAGGGATTGAGATTAAAACAGCTAGTGAATTCTTGAAAAAGATGTGGCAAGGTGAAGAAATCCCAGATGAATACTATTGTCAATGCCAATGGTATATGGGAATTACAGGACTAAATCATTTTTTAATAATATATCTATTGGGTAAAGAAGTTAAGTGGAAGGTTATTCCTAGATGTGATGATGATATAGAAGCATTATTTGAGATAGGTAAAGAGTTTTGGAATAACAATATTCTAACTAAAACACCACCAGTTCCAGTAGGGCTTGAATGTGAAACTAAGGATATATTACATCAACAAACATTAGATAACGATATAGAAGCCACTGTAAGTGAAAATAAGTTATCGAGGTACAAAGACATTACTGAACAAATAAAGACTTTAGAAAAGGAAAAGGAGCAGTTAAAGCAGCTTATATATTTAGAGATGGGAGATAGTAAAAAAGGTTCAGATGGATTATTTAAAGTTAGCAGATATGAAGTTAAACGAGATAAATTAGATACTAAAACACTTAAAGAAAAGTATCCAGTAACCTATAAAGCTATACTTCAGGGACAAACAGAATATGTAAATATGAGAATTACTAAATGTAAATAAGGAGGGATTTTAAAATGGCTAAAATAACAATGAAGGATATAAGAGAGTACCAAAATAGATTAGAATTTATAGAGGATGTAAGAGAGTTTAAAGAGTTAGGAAGGAAATTGAGAGATAAATTTAATCTAACTGATAAACAAGCAATTAATATTTTAAATAATAAATCAGAAGAAATATTAAAAATATTGGAGGAGGAATAACAAATGGCTAATGTAAATGGAGGTTTAGTTGCTAACAAGCAACCTCAAAATACTCAATTAACACCACAGAAGAAAATGCAAAATGTATTACAAAAGATGATGCCTGAAATTAAGAAGGCAGTTGCAAATACTATGACACCAGAAAGATTTTCAAGAATTGCTCTAAGCTTATATAATGGTAATTCTGAATTTTGGAAAGCTGATACTACAACATTTTTAAGTGCGTTAATGCAAAGTGCTCAATGTGGATTAGAACCTAATACAGTGCTTGGAGAAGCTTATTTGATACCTTACAAAAATACAAAGAAAGGAATAACAGAAGTTAATTTTCAAGTTGGTTATAAAGGAATTCTAAAAATGGCTTTCAACACTGGTGATTACGAAGCTATATATGCACATGAGGTTAGGAAAGGTGATGAATTTGAGTATGAATATGGACTTCATAAGAACTTAATCCATAAACCTGCTGATATTCCAAGTGATGAAGTTACCCATTACTATGCAGTTTATAAACTTAAAAATGGTGGATTTGATTTTGTTGTATGGTCCAAAGAAAGGGTAGAACATCATGCTAAAGAGTTTTCTAAAAACTATACTTACAGAGGTGAAATAAATAAAAGTTCAGTTTGGTTTAAAAATTTTGATAGCATGGCTAAGAAAACAGTGCTTTTAGATGTACTAAAATATGCACCTAAGAGTGTTGAAATGGCAAAAGCATTAGATCTAGATTATAAGTCAGAAGCAAAAGAGGAAAAAATAAGCAATTTCAATTATGTAGATGTAGAAGCTGTGGAGTGTGATGAAGGGTTAAAGGATAATATTGAAAATCATGAAGACTTTTCAGGAACACCATTTGAAGGAGGAGAAGGAAATGATTAAACGTAAATATGATGCTGATGCAGAAGCAGCAGTAACAGAAATTGATACAAAAGAACAATTGGAACTTAGTGGTAGATTGGATAGTGCTACTTTAGAAACAGAAGAGGGACTAAGTAAACACGCCAAATTCATTTTAGTGGACCTTACAGATAAGAACCAAGCAGAAGTTATAATACACAACTTGGATAGTATGGAAAAACAAGAGGCATGTGAGGTGCTAGAAAAGATGATTTTTGGAGAAATATATGACCATCTTGAAGAGAATTCTATAAGGATTGAGAAACCAGAGTACACAGATTTTGACCATTAAAATATGCCCTCGGCAAAGGGCATAAACCTTGATTATTAAATTTAAAACTTGGCTGAGAGTATCGGCAAATACTCTTAGCCCCATAATAGCATATTTTCTGATGTTTTTATAGTACTAAGTATATGCGGAGTTTAATTAATCTATACATGGGGGATGTAAAAATGAAGAAAGAAAAAATTTTTGAAGATTTGGTTTTATTAATAGCAACAGCAATGATATTCGGGGGATTGGCATTTGTTGCACATGTGATCTATAGATAACAAAAGGAGGCAATAGTAATGGCAGAAATTAAATGGATTAAGATTACTACCAATATGTTTGATGATGAAAAAATAAAACTAATAGATGCTATGCCTGAAAGAGATACGATACATTATGTTTGGATAAGACTTTTGGTCCAGGCAGGCAAAACTAATGCAAATGGGTACATATTCTTAAATGAGAATGTCCCATATACAGATGAGATGTTGTCCACAATTTTTAACCGTCCATTAAATAGCATAAGGCTTGCCCTAAAAACCTTGTCCGATTTTGGAATGATAAACGCAGATAAGGACAACTTGATTAAAATATCAAATTGGGAAAAACATCAAAATATCGAGGGCATGGAAAAGATAAGAGAGCAAACAAGGAAGAGAGTTGCAATGCATAGGGCTAAGAAAAAAGAAGAAGAAAAACAGAAATCTTGTCCACAAAAAGTTACGTCACGTGACAGTAACGTTACAGTAACGCAACAGAATAAGAGAGAGAGAGAGAATAAGAAAGAAGAGAGAGATAAAGATATAGATATAGAGAGAGAGAAAGAAAGAGAAGATGTCTCTCACTCTCAAGCAAATAAATTATTTAATTATGCTGAAAAGATAACATCAATACCAGGAATACTGAATTTAGCTGCTTTAAAATTAGCAATTAAGAAACATGGATATGAACATGTACAAAAGGCAATAGATAAATCAGTAGCAGTTGGAAAAGTTGATATGGCATATATAAATGGCATTTTGAAAAACTGGAAGAAGGAAGGTTATCCAGAGGAAAAACAAAATGCTGTAGGTAGTAATAAAGTTGATAGTTTCAACAACTATGAGCAACGTAACTACGATTTTGACGAACTAGAAAAGAAGTTGCTAGGGTGGCAAGATGAAGAAAGCGAGGAACAGACATGAGCGAAAGAAAGCAAGAAGTAAATTTTGCAGTAAATTTAATACAAAAGCTATGTGAAGAAGCTAATATAGCACTTATAGCAACAGAAAGACAGGGTGTGAAGTTAGTTGTAGTACATGATAATGTTGAAGACCAGGATTATGTGATATTGAGGAAGTGAGTAGTAACGTGAAGTTGAAACATATAAGTAATATAAAGTGGATTGGTGGAAAGCATGGCAAAGAAGAAAAGTACCTGGAATTTATGCCTGAGCATGATATATTTTGTGATTGTTTCTTTGGATCCGGAGCAGTACCTTTTTATAAAGAAACAGTAAATCCAGCAAAATTAACTGTAGTAAATGATATAAATGACAGATTAATAAATTATATGATGGTATTAAAAAATAGTCCAGAAAGATTATATAAGGAGTGCAGTTCATTACCCTATAGTGAAACTTTATTTGAAAAGTGGAAATGGGAACTATGGCCGGAGGATAATTTACAATCCGCAGTAAGGTTTTATTATTTAATGAGAGTTTGTTTTGGTGGTGGAGGACATAAGTATAAGAATGGAATAGGATTATCAAAGACACAAAATAAAGCCAAGCAATTAATTAGTGCGACAGAACTTATTCCTAAGATGGCCGGACTAATAAAAAACTGGAATATATTAAACAGAGATTTTGAAGAAGTAATAAACTTTTATGATACACAAAAAACATTGTTCTTTTTAGATCCACCATATCATTCCCATGAGGATATGTACTATGGAGGATTTGAAGAAAAGGACCATATAAGATTAAAAAGGAGATTGGATAAAATCAAAGGAAAAGCTATGGTTTGTTATTATAGCAGTCCATTGATAGATGAATTATATAAAGATTGGTACATGGTTAAATATAATACGGCCAGCCAAGTCAAGAAAAGAGCTGCAGGAGATAAATGTCCTATAAGAACTGAATTAATATTGATGAATTACAAACCTATAGGACTTGAACAACTAAGCATTATATGATTCGTAAAAATAGTAGATTGTGAAGGAGGAGAGATTAAGATGGAAGCATTTAAAGTTGTAAGTTTAATAAGAAAATATGAAAAATGTCCTGTTTGTGGCAATGATAAAGTGGGAAATGGTGAAGGCAGATTAGTAGTTGAAGAAGATACATTTGAAAGAACATGTAAATGTGGTTTTAAGATAACTTTAGATTCAGATGGAAAGGAAATAAAGGGGTGATTAAGATGTTAGAAAGAAATGAAAATGGTAAGTTATTTTTAAAAAGTTTAGATTTACAAATATTTTTAGGAGATTTATATGCTAAATGTAAGAGCGAATGCGAAGTTGAATGGATAGAAGAACAATTAGCAGATGCAGTAGAATGTTTGGCACAAGAAAGAATGGAAGAATTAGATTATTAATTCGCAAAAATAAAGGAAAGTGAAACAAGTGAGCAGAGAATATGTATTACCTAAGATATATGTAGTACAAACGGTTGAAGAATATTGGAGACAAGAAAAAATAATATGTCCAAGAGAAAAACACTTTAGACGTTTGGGCAAGAAAGAAACTATAGAATTTATGTTTTGGGTTAAACATGGATTTATAAGAATAGATAAAAAACATCAAATTAGAGATGAAATTTATATTGATAAATATAGTTATTGTTTAGAGTAAAAGCGTAAAACAATGAAAGGAATTAATTGTGGAGATAGAGGTTAGTTTTATAGAAAATGAAGAGTATAGAATAGTATTATTTGATAGCTATGAAATGCTAGGAGTTTGGATAAGTAATAACTATCAAAATAAAATCTTGGAAATAGTAGTAAGTGAGGATTAGATGTGGAACGTATGGACCAGTTGAAGTTTGATATTATTACAGCTGATAAAAACAGACAAATGAAATTAACTAAGAAGCAAGTAGTAGTTTTGCTAGAAGCATTATGGGATTTTAAAGAAAGCGTACAGGCTGTAAATATAGGGGAAGAAGAAATTCTAAGGAAAAGAATGTTGGAGCATAAGCAAGAAGAAGTGGATAAGCTATTTGATTACTTACAAGATGTAATAGAGTATAACTTTGAAAAACATCTACAAAAATGTTTTAAGAAAAGCAAAGATGATGATCCTGGAATGGAAACATTCGGATGGATGAATAATGAAAATTAGGAGGAGTTAAAGATGAAAAATACAGGAGTAGTTAGAAAAGTAGATTCATTAGGAAGAGTAGTATTACCAAAGGAGTTAAGGAGAACTTTAGATATTGTTGAAGATGAAACAAGCATGGAGATTTTTGTTAAAGGTGAAGATGTTATTCTTAGAAAACATCAGCCAGCTTGTGTCTTTTGTGGAGAAGCTAGTGAAGTAATACAGCATAAAGGAAAAAACATTTGTAAAAGTTGCTTAAAGGAGTTGAAAGAAAAGTAGTGGACAATAAGTTTTGGACAGATGAAGTTGTAAGACTTTATAGGGAAGGGTACACAGTAAAGAAGGCAATAGCCATTGTGAAAGAAAGGAGATTGGGTTATGGGGAAAAGAACATGGACCAGAGAAGAGGAACAATTCTTACAAGACAACTTAAATAGCATGACTTACTGTGAGTTAAGTAAAAGGTTAAAAAGAAATCCAGGAGCAATTTATCAAAAGGTTGTAAGAATGGATTTAGAAAAGGATAGTGCAAAGAAGTTAAGAGTTGATTCACTTGAAAGAGAGCTGGAATTTGAGAGTAGGCGTAAAATGCATGAGTTTAAATTGAATTTAAAGAAAGGGCAAAAGGTATCTTTAGCTATTAGAGAAAATAACCGTGTATTCAGAAAAATTAAAGGGCAAGTTGTGGGGAAGAATAAAAATTTTATTACTTTACAAGCTTTAAATTACAAGGAAAGTTTCCTAGTTAGTGATTTTTATTCTGGAGTTTCTCAGATATTAGGTTAGTTAGGAGGTGATTGTATGGCACAATTTAAAATAGGAACAAAACTAAAGGACATTAGCAAACAAATGACTAGAGAAGAATTTGAAATGATGTTGGAAAAGAATTTAGCTTGGGGTTGGAATGCTGATAGTGATGTTAGTTGTCCAACGGATTTAGGACTTGAAAGGAATGAAGATGATTGTCCAGGAATGCAACATTGTGAAAGTTGTTGGTTAGATGCTATTGAAAATGTGAAATTCAAAGATGAAATTTGTGATAGTGAAAATGGTATTACAATTGATGAAGCTTCTAAATTAGATATTGTCGAAGGAACTTTTAAATATCAAAGTAAGGTGAAACACATTAATATCAAAGAATTGGTTGAGAATGCACACAAAAATGCAATCAAAAAAGGCTTTTGGGAAACTTTTTACAAACTTAAAGCGATAGAAACTTTAGGGAAAAAGGAAAACCAACATTATAATGATTTATTCAAGCAAGCTTTAATAAATCAAAACTTGCTTGAAATAGTAAGGGAATTAACAGAAGCAATGGAAGGTTTAAGACGTGGAGATGCAGATAATTTCAAAGAAGAATTAGCAGATGCAATTATTTGGATTGCAGATTTGTGTGGAGCATTGGGCATAGATTTAGAAAAAGAAATATCTAAAAAGATGGAAAAGAACAAAAATAGACCATATAAACATGGAAAAGCTTTTTAAGAAACAAAAATAGATTTTAAATCTAAGCACTATAGGTATAGGACCTGTTTTGTATAAATCTATATCTATAGTGTATTACAATATTAATACTATATAACAGGAGGAGAAACTATGGATAAGATGATTAATTTAGAATCATTTGCTGATGGAGCATTAGCAGAAAAAATCAATATAGCATTAAAGGAGGTATTAGAAAATATTGCAGATCCTAACACAGACTATAAAGTTAAGAGAAAACTAAATGTAGTAATGACTTTTAGCAGTGGAGAAGATAGGGAGTTAGCAGAAGTATCAATTGTAGCAAAAACTAAATTAGCTCCAGCAAAAGCACTTGCAACTAAGATAGTTATTGGAACAGATGGAAAAGGTGGAATACTTGCTAGTGAGTATAAGAAGCAAGTTCCAGGACAAAGTGTTATGAGAGTAGATGAAGAAACTGGAGAAATCTTAACTACTGGAGAAGAAAAAGCAGTAGATCTTACAGGAATTAAATTAGTTAAATAATAAAAAATTAAATTGGAGGAATGAAAAATGATAAATAGAGAAGCATTAGAGTATTTAGTTGGTTTAGGAGAAGAAAAGGAAATATTAGTTGAAACAGAGCAAGGATTATTTACAACCAGAAATTTGAAAAGGGTAGAAATTCCAAGAGCTGAAACTTTAACAGTATCAACACTTACTGGGTTTGTAGATTATATCAAATCAAGCATTGATATGTTACCAGAAAATTTATTGATTCAAGTTAAGTCACATGATGAATGTAGACTATATAGTCCATTAAATAGTGACAGAGAAAGAGAAGAATTTATTCAAGCAGAAGCGATACTTCCCAATAACATTAGATACGATCAGTTTATAGACACAGAAAGATTTAACATTATGTTGCAAAGTAGCTTTGTAAATATAGGAGATAAAGAAGTATTACTTAAGTATACAGGACTAGTTCAAGATGAGGCAGTGAAAAGTATAGGGGATGATGGAGTAAGTCAACAAGTTACAGTAAAGACAGGGGTAGCAAGCGTAGGACAAGCAGTAGTACCTAATCCAGTAAAATTAGCACCATACAGAACATTCCCAGAGGTAGAGCAGCCAATAAGTGAGTTTATATTCAGAATGAAAGAAGGCCCTTCAGCAGCAATATTTGAATCTGATGGTGGGGCATGGAGAAATCAAGCAATTCAAAATATAAAAGAGTACTTAAAGAAGGAATTACAAGGACTAGATAAAGTTAAGATAATAGCTTAATTTAGCTCAAACAAGTATATGAGAGTACAGTTTAAGCACTGTATTATCATATAAAAATCAAATAAGAAGGTGAATTGATGAAACAATGTGTAATTTGTGAAAAAGTTCCAGGAGAACTACATCATATAGTAAAAAGAAGTCAATGCAGAGCAATGATAAAATCACAAATAAATCACATTTATTTGTGTGAAGAACATCACCGAGGTACTAAAGGTGTTCATGGAAAAGAAGGACATACTCTAGATATTGAATTAAAACTAGCTCTACAAAAGGAGTTATTCAAATTATTTAATAAGGAATATTATCACAAAGATGAAATAGAGCAACTTCTAAGAATAGATAGGAAAGACGTAGATATGCTTCTAAAAACTTTAAGATGGCAGCAAGAAGGCTATGAAAAGATAGAGATTATAAGAATGTGCATGGGAGGTATATTGTATTCAAAATAGTAGAAAGCGGGTGACTAGTATGGAAACAGTTTATGTATTTGACATAGATAAAAATGGAAAAGTTACTTTTTACAATGAAGAAGTAGAAGGCGATCCTAATGACAAATAAGGAGAAAGCATTACTAACATATGAGTTATTACAGAAGAGAAAAAGAGAAGGAGAAAAACAAGCTGAAAGAGACTTCATGGCTCATACAATAGGAAGCATTGCTAAGACATATAAAAGAAATAACAAAGGGAAAAGGTGGGGTGAAATATGATTGAACTTATAGTATCAGGAGAACCTATGGGGAAGCAAAGACCTAGATTATCTAAATTCGGTACGTATACTCCTACGAAAACAGTTAACTATGAAACATTTGTTAAAGAAATGTATGTAATAAATAAGTTGCCAATGTTAAATGGCTATATAGCAGCTAATATAACAGCTTATTACAAGATACCTAAAAGTACTAGTAATAAGAAAAGAGAACAAATGCTTAATAATTTAATACTACCAGATAAAAAGCCAGATTTAGACAATATAACTAAAATCATTTTAGATAGCTTAAATGAACTAGCTTATGAAGATGATAAGCAGATAGTAAGTTTAAAAGTTGATAAGTTTTATGGAACTGAACCTAGGGTAATAGTGCAATTAGAAGAAATCTAGGGGTGGTTTTATGAATAGAGCAGAGCGTAGAAGAAAAGATAGAAACTTTAAAAAGAATCTAGAAGCTATAAACAAGCTTACACCACAGCAAACAAAGTTAATTGATATAGCAGCTACTCAAAGAGCTCAAGCAATTTCAAATAACAAGATCCAAGATTTTAAGCAATTGATAGATAGAAATATGACAGCTGCGTTTATAGAACTAGATTGGGATAATGATAAAATCTTAAAGTTTCAAGATAGAATAGAGGAATTGTTTTTAGAAGATGTAGAAAAGTCAAATAATTTAGAAAAGGAGAAGATTGATATGAAAAAGGTAGAAGAAACTGTTAGAAAAGCAGTAGAAGAAGTTTTAAAGGAAGGTTTGAAGAAAAAGGATGCTATTGAGAAATTAGCTTTTAAATTTCCAAAACTAAGCAAAAGCATGATTACAAATGCTTATCAAAATGTTAAAGAAGAAAAGGCAACAGAGCTAGAGGAAAAGGCTACTGATAAAGCAGTTGAATATATATTTGCTAAAGGTGAGGAAGAAGAAAAATTAAAGAAGGAATTTAAAGAGATGAAAAATGTTAAAAGCAAAGTTGAAGGATCATCACAAAAAGAAGTAGTTGCAAAAAGTGCAACAGTTGAAGAAAAAGCAGTTGTAAAAGAAAACTTGGAAACTGAACATATTGTAGAAAATGAAGAAAAGCTAGAAGAAAACAAGAAACAAGAAGTTAAAGGGTTAAAAGTTTTAGAAGAAAAGGTAGTAAAAACAATTAAAGTTGAAGGTGAGAACGGGGTATATGAAGCTGAAACAGGCAAAGGGGTAATTCTTAGCAGAGAAAATGCTTCAATAAGGTTTGAAAATGAAGAGCAGTTAGATAGCTGGGTTAAAGAATTTAAACAAGTATTTAAGATGGTGAAATAATGGCATTAGATACAGTAGAAATAGCACAAGAGATATATACAGCTGCTAAGAGATTACAAAAGAGTGGAGATAAACTCTTTACTCTTGCTAAAGAATATGCACAAGCAGAGCAAAAATACAGACAAGCTTTAGGAATGGAAATAATGAAACTTAGAGATGAAAAAGTTCCAGTTAGTATAGTTGGAGATGTAGCAAGAGCAAATATAGCGGATTTAAAGTTTGAAAGAGATTTAGCAGAGTATAGGTATAAAGCCGGAAGAGATAAAAGTCAAGCGTTACAGGCTGAAATAAGTGCACTACAAACACTTTATAAAAGACAAGAAGATATTTAGTAAAATGAGGTCTTTTGAGGATATATCCATAAAGTTATATTCTCAAAAGATACTCAAATGATAAATAGGAGGGATAAGAATTGAGTAAGAAAACAGAAGGTAGATTATATAGATATTATAAGCAATTAAAAGAAATAGACAAGCTTGAATATGTATGTAGGCAGTTGGAAGAACAGAAAGAGAAAATTAGAAATGATATAAAAGAAACTAATATATCCATAGAAGAAGAATCAAGGTCAATAACATACGAAGAAAGAGTTCAAACATCTTCCACAGGTTCTTCTTATGCTGAAAATGAAGTCGTAAGGCAGATAGAAAACCTAGAGAGGGAATGGAAGTATGTAAGACGTAAGTTGCTTAAGAAAAAAGCTAGAATAAGAGAACTAGAAAGGCAAGTAGCTCCTTTAAAATATAATATAGATATGCTAGCAGAGGAATCTAAAAGGTTTATAGAATGGAAATATGCAGAACATAAGTCAATTGATTGGATAGCGAATGAAATGTATGGAGGAGCTAGGAGTACAGCATATAGAAAAAGAGAAGAACTAGTGAAGGAAATAGGACAATGGTCAGATATAGTAAAGTAGCATGGTATATATTACATACTAAATAAGTTCATGTAGTATGATATAATTAAAAACTCATAGGTTTTTTCTATGAGTTTTTAATTAATGAGGTGATATATTATTGAGAACAGTATCAATTGCTAAAAGCAAGAAGGGTAAAAAATATGCTAAATATATAGAATCTGTTATAGAAGAAAATTTATGTACAAATATTAGTGATGCATATCATCTATTATTGAACAACTATTATATAAATACATTTATAAGAATTTATGATGGAATTAATGGAGATATCATATGTACCAATGGGATTTTAAAATTATTTTATAAATACATACTAAATAGGAAAGAACTTTTAATAGAAGGAAATAAAGTTTTTGTATCAACAAGTAACCATATAAAGAAAATAATTGAAGAACATTTTATAAGAAAAGACACATTAGAAAATAAGGACTTTTTAATAGAAGAAGCAGTATATTCTAGTGTATATAACCAATTTAGACATGGTTATTTATATGAAAAAATAAATGAAATAAGAGTAGAGGCAAGAGAACTAGTAAAATTAAGAAAAGAAGAATACATTGAACAATTATATAATAGTTATAAGGAAGAATATATAAAAAAAGTCATTTTAAATGGAAAAATTTATAAAACAAAAATTGATTATCATGAATATTTAAGAATACCTCATATGGAAGAAAATAAAGTGAATCTTTGGGCATTTGAACTATGCATAAAAGAGTTAGCGTATAGATTTGGCTATACATCCTCAGAGGGTAGAACCAAGATGAAAAACAACAACCAGGTATTGGAAAAATTGCAAGATTTACATAAAGGAAATTTAAAAGAAATAATTGAAGAATTACAACAAAATAGAAAATGGACAGATAATAAGATAGCTAATGAGTTGATAATACCTACGAGTTCTCTGAAATATATTAGAAAAGCTCTACAAATAAAAAAAATAAGGAACTACAGGAGTCAAGAAGGTGACTTACTAAATAGTAGTGCTGAAGTAGTTATAGATGATTTCTTTCATAAACATAATATACCACATAACAGGAAATTAAAGATTAGATATATAGATAACGAAGGAAAATATAGGTATATCAAACCCGATTGGGAATTATATGATGGAACTATAGTTGAATATTTTGGATATTATGGAGAACAATACAAACTCAGAAATGAAAAAAAGTTAGATTTATATAATAAAAGAAGATATAGATATATAGTATTAATACCAAAAGATTTAAATAGATTACAAGAAATATTCGGTAAATATATAATAGAATAAATTTATATCTATTTAAATTATTTATGGAGTATTACTCAAAAGAGAAAAATGGGACAAAAATGGGACAAAGTTGGGATAAATTAAGATTAAAAAAGAGTTATTATAGTATTACAGAGAAACATAAATAGACCCAATTACTCAATCCCCATCCCCCGAACACCTAAGCAAGTGTATAAACTGCTTATTAATTATGAGAATATAGCTCAGATGGTTAGAGCAACTGACTGTTAATCAGTAGGTCGAAGGTTCAAGTCCTTCTATTCTCGCCAGTACATACTTAACATAGGTTAAGAGATTATATTTCATAAGGCAAGTAGATAATACAGCAGGGACACTGTAAATCTTAGTTCAAGGCACCCAAACGGGTGTCTTTTGTCTTATATTATTACAGAACTCACTAAGCCTCTTTGAAATGCTCAAATGAGTGAGACATAAAATTTAAAACAAGGTAGGTGGTTGGTATGAGGATAGGAAGTATAATAGAAGCTCAACAGCCGGATATATATAAACAGTTAAATGAAAAATATAAACAGAATAAAAAGAAAAAAGATAAGAGAGGACAAAACCTCTCTTTTTCTGATGTTATGGGCCTTATGAAACATGACAGCTATAGAAGGCATAAAGGAGCTTTAAGGCAGAAGTAATTGTTATAAAAAGAAGGATAACCTCTTAAAATGTAGAAATAAAATATTTTAGGAGGAGATTAAATGGAAAAACAACAGAATAATCCAATTCTATCTGAAAGAGAAGTGTTTAATACATTTAAATCATTTTTTGATTTTTCAATAGAACTTATTGACAGGATAGATAAAGATAACAATTATTTAAAATTTGCAGCAGTTAATATCCAAATTTCTCTTGAGTTATTTATGAAATATTATTTTATTAGAATAGGTGAAATTGACGCTATAACTATTAAGAAAAAAAACGGTAAAATAAAATATAAAGATTTTTCGGATATATTAAATTATTTTTTTAATAAAAATAATTATGGAAATAAAAAAGAATTAAAAAAGATATTAGAAAATAGAAATAGTATTGTTCATAATGGATTAGAATTAGGGTGGAATAAAGATATTGCATTATATATAATAAATACTATTTTTTTTATTCAAGATATATTAACTAAGCAATTTAACGAGGGATTATTTGAGATTAATTTAGGACATAAAAAAACATTTAAATTAATTAATAATGAAATATGGAGAAATGGAGTGGAAAATTCTGTGTCAAAGCTCTTAAAAAATGTAGACATAGATATAATGGAATGTCCGGAATGTTATACTTATACATTAATCCCTAAAAAGTTTCTTGATTTGTCTTATGGAGAATATGAAAAAGGACTAGTATGTTTAAATTGTTTTAACTTCATAGAATTAGATAACTCAGCTAAACTAATAGAATGTTTTATATGCAATAATCAAAGTTACTTAGTTGATATATTAAATGAGCAAAAGAACAATTTATATCGTGGAACGTGTTTATGTTGCGGATATAGTGAACATGTACGAAAATGTTTTGGGTGCGGAAAACTTTACCATATACATAAAAATGAAGAATACATTAAAAATGGAAAATATTATTGTTGTAAAGAATGCATGGATATTTGGAGTATTTAGACAATATATTAAATTAATAAGTATTATTACAAGATTAATAGTTTTCTAAATTTACAAAACAAACAATGGGCAGGTGGTGACAATGTAAATATGGTTGATATAAGAGGACCAGATAAAGAACAGGCAAAACAAGATTATCTTAAAGGAATGAAATATAAAGAATTAGCTGAAAAGTATTCGGTTAGTCTTAATACTATAAAGTCATGGGTAAAAAGATATAATTGGTCAGAAGAAAAGAAACAAAAGGGTGCACACAAAAGTAAGATGGGTGCACCCTTAAATAATAAAAATGCATTAGGTCATGGAGCTCCAGCAAAGAATAAGAATGCGGAGAAACATGGCTTTTTTTCTAAGTATCTTCCAGAGGAAACTTTAGATATTATCCAAGAGATAGAAACTAAAACTCCTCTAGACATGCTTTGGGACCAAATAACCATACAGTATGCAGCTATAATAAGATCACAAAAAATCATGCATGTAACAGATAAAGAAGAAATGATTAAGGAACTTAAAAAGAAGAAAGAAAATTTTTCAGATAGTGGAGAAAGCACTGAAGAAGAATGGGAGTTACAGTTTGCATGGGATAGACAGGCTACATTCTTAAATGCTCAGAGCAGAGCTATATCAGAGTTAAGAAGTTCTATAAAAAGTTATCTAGAGTTAGAAGGATTAGATAAAGAAAAATCTAAAGCTGGTATAAAGGATTGGAAGGATGCTGTACAAAAGATTGCTGAACGTAGGAAAAAACAATCTGAGGTGAAGTCTGATGGATAATTCTAATATGTTTGTTGAACTATTAGATGTTTATTGGGATGATCCAGTAGCATTTGCTGAAGATATGTTAAATTTCTATCCGGATAAGTGGCAATCTAAAGTAATGAGAGATATAGCCAATACTCCTAAAGTATCTGTTAGAAGTGGTCAAGGAGTTGGGAAAACAGGACTTGAAGCAGCTATTATAATTTGGTTTTTATGTTGTAGACCATTTCCTAAAGTAGTAGCAACAGCTCCAACAATGCAACAACTGTACGATGTACTGTGGGCAGAGGTTGCTAAATGGCTTAATAAAAGCAAAGTTAAAGATTTTCTTAAATGGACCAAGACTAAAATATATATGGTTGGAGAAGAAGAAAGATGGTTTGCTACTGCTAAAACAGCAACTAAACCGGAAAATATGCAAGGATTCCATGAAGATTATATGCTTTTTATAGTTGATGAAGCTTCAGGAGTTGCTGATCCTATTATGGAAGCTATACTTGGTACTTTATCAGGAGCAGAAAACAAGCTTTTAATGTGTGGAAACCCTAATAAAACAAGTGGAGTTTTTTATGATAGTCATAATAGAGATAGATCTCATTATAAAACTCATAAGGTTAGTAGCTTAGATACTCCTAGAACTTCAAAAGAAAATATTCAGATGCTTAAAGAAAAATATCATGAAGATAGTGATGTTTATAGAGTTAGAGTTTTAGGCGAGTTTCCTAAAGGGGAACTTGATACTTTTATAGCTCTTGAATATGCAGAACTAGCAACTCAATATGATATTGAAGCAGCAGATTATATACTTCATTTTGGAGTAGACGTTGCTAGATATGGTGATGATGAAACTATCATTGCTCCTAGAATAGGTGATAAAGTATTCAATTTAAAGTCATATAGTAAACAAAGTACTATGGTTACTGTAGGTTATATAATAAAAATATTTAAAGAGTACTTTCAAAAGTATCCATTTCTTAAAAGATGTAAAGTTAAAATTGATGATACTGGTGTAGGTGGCGGAGTTACTGATAGGCTTGAAGAAGTTGTAAGAGAAGAAGGATTACCTATTGATGTTATTCCAGTTAATAATGGTGGAGAATCCTATGATTTATATTATGCTAATTTAGGTACATGTATATGGGGAGAAGTTAGAGATGTTTTAGAAGAAAACTTTTCATCACATATTAGAGGTGAGAAGCCTAAAATACAGTTACCTAATGATGAAAGATTAATAAGTCAATTAACTACTAGAAAATATAATATAACGAGTAAAGGTAAGCTTATACTTGAATCTAAAAAGGATATGAAAAAGAGAGGATTAACTTCACCGGATAGAGCAGATGCAGTAGCACTAACATTTTATGATAGAACAGTATCTTATGATAAAAGTGTATACAACAAAGGTATGGGACTTAAACAAAATGTTCTTAAAAATTATAGGAAGAAGGGAGGTAACGTATTCTGATGAGTGCAAAAGATATAAAAGATACATTGCTTAATTTAAGTGATAAAGAAAAGAAGGAAAGAAAACAAGCACTTAAAGATTATCTATTTTATTTAGGAGAAACAGAAAATAAGCAAGCAGCAATACTAGACAATGATTTGTTAGGACAAAGCTGGATTACTTTAGATAATTTAGATTATGTACCTTCGCAAGTAATAGATAATAAGATTAAGCCACTAATAAATAAACAAGCTAGATTTATGTTTGGTAAAGAACCGGACATACTGTTAAAAACACTAGATAAAAAAGATAAAGAAACCTGTGAGGAATTAAGACAGTTTATAGATGCTATACTTAATGCAAGTAAGTTTTGGAGCAACACCATGAAAGCTTTTAGATTAGCAAGTGTAACTAAAAGAGTTATGCTAAGACTAGAAGCTAATCCAGGAGAACCAGTAAGGCTATACTGGCATGATATTAATGATTTCAATTATGAGGTAGACCTTAATGATATAACCAAGTTAAGCAAAGTAATATTAGTTAAGCCAGTTACTGTAGATAAAGAAGTATCTAAGCAATTATGGAATAGATATACTTACTATATGAACGAAATACCCAATAAAGAATCATCTTGTTATCTAAGAATAGAAACTTTTAAAGGTGACAACTTAGAAAATCCAATAGAATTAAAAGAGCAGGATACAGGACTATCTAAAATACCATGTTGGGTAATTTGTAATGAGCACAGCATAACAAATATTTATGGACAAAGTGATATAAAGGATTTAAAGCCTTTACAAGATAGTTACAATAAAAGATTATCAGATTTTAATGATAGCCTAAGATTTTTAATGTTTGGTCAAACTTCGATAATAGATGCAACAGAGGAAACAGTTAATGCTTGCAATATTGCACCAAATACACTGATGGCTTTAACTAGTATAGATGGAAAACAAGCTAAAGTACAAAGGGTAGAAAGTAATTTTACTAATGCAGAACCAGTTAAAATGTATCTTAAAATGCTAGAAGATAGCATGTATGAGAAATTAGGAATACCAAGACCGGAAAGCCTACAACAAGTACCAAGTGCTAAGAGTATTAAATATATGTATACTGAGCTTGTAGCACGTTGTGAAGAAAAGTGGCATGATTGGGAGCCTACTATAAGGTCCATGATTAGACTTGTAGTTGAAGCTTGTAGTAAATTTAAATGTTACGAAGAGTGGAAAGAAGAATGGAATAACCTATTATTTACTATAGTTTTAAATAAGAATTATCCAATACCTGAGGATGAAGAAGACAAAAAGAAACTAGCAATAGAAGAAGTTAATTCTAATGTTAGAAGCCACAGAAGTTACATTAAAGATTTTAGTAACAATGAAGATTATGAAGAGTGCTTTAATGAAGTTATAGAAGATATAGCAACTATTAATGCAGCAGAACAGGACCAACTTATAAAAGGAATAGAAAATGATTTAAATAGTGGTGATTCATGATGAATGAATATCAGAAAAAGGTGCTTCAAGGTAGAAAAGAATTTCTTAGACTTGTACAAAAACAGAATAGAGAGCTTTTAAATATATATATTAAAGCTAGTAAACAAATATCTTGTAAGCTATATAAAGCCAATGCAGGTAGTCTTACTGCTAGATATTTAAGTGAACTAGATAAAGCGCTTAAACAGTATGTATCAGAGTTAATAATCAAGCTAAGTAAAAGTACTAAGGCAGGTATAAAAGCTAGTGCAGAAATAGCAAGCGCAGTGCAATTAAGCTACTTTGATATGATAGCGCCTAGAGAAGATATAAGAAGTACTTTCAATAAAATGTTTACCAATCTTCCGATAGATATTACTAGAAAGCTTATAGGTGGAAACTATTATGAAGATGGTAAAACATTAGACAAAAGGCTTTGGAATATAGCTAATAAAAATGCTAAAGACATAGATGCTCTTATAAAGGTTAATGTAGCTAAGGGAGCTAATGCTAGAGAACTTGCTAGGGAATTAGATTCTTATATTAATCCAATGAGTAGAATAACTCCTAAGACATTACAAGCAGGCATGAGCAAGAAAATTTCATATCAAGCTCAAAGATTAGCAAGGACAAGTTTAACTCATGCTAGTACAGAAACTTATATTCAAGGTTCAAAGATGAATCCATTTAATAAAGGTTTAAAGTGGAATTTAAGTCCTAGTCATTTTCAAAGAATGCATGGTAAAACTGATATATGTGATGAATATGCAGAGCAAGTATTTAAGCCTAATGAATATCCAGTAGCACATTGTAACTGTCTTTGTTATCCTACGCAAGAGAATATTCCAATAGAAGATGCAAGGGATGAACTTATAGAATGGCTAAATGAAAAAGGAAATACTAAGCTAGATAAATGGTTAGAAAACTATGGAGAAGATTTTGGAATAAATATAAATGAATTTGCAAACTTTGATAAATCCAATGTATCAAAAGAGGTAAATAGTGGTATAATAGATAATAAGAAATGGTTAGAAGCTAATTTTTCTAGTGAAAAGAAATTTAATAGACATATAGAAAAACATTTGAATGAATATGGAACAATTACAGAAAAAGAATATTTGAATATTGCTAGAAATTTATTAGCAGAACCTTTAAGCAAAGATGTTGAAGGCTTTATAAGTAAAGAAAACTTTATATTTAAGTATAGAAATAGCACAAATGATTTTGCTATAGGTAGAGCAGATGGTTATATTTCTACTCTATATAAACCTATAAAGGGATATGAACAGTGGTTGGAAGAGATAGAGAAATATAAAAAGGAGGATTAAATATGAAGTGTCCAGTATGTGAATCAGAAGTAGATTACTTTGATATTTGTGACAATTGTGGATGGCAAAATAATGGACCAGAAGAAAAGGAAAATGATTTAGCAGGACCTAATAAAATGACTTTAAAACAAGCTAAAGAAGCTTATAAAAAAGGTGAAAAAATACTTTGAGAGCACTTACTAAGAAAAAATAGTAGGTGCTTTTATTATGTCTGAAAGTGAGGTGTAATTAGTGAAAGTAATATGTGGTAACTGTAAAAGAGAGTTTGAAATGTCACAAGATAAACTTAAAGATAAGTATTTAGGAGCGATGTATACAGAAGTGTATTATGAATGTCCTCATTGTAATAAAAAACATTTAGTATGTATTATGAATAGTAAGTGTAGAAGATTAAAAAGACAAATGGAATTGAGAATTTTAAAGAAGTTTAAAGAAACAAATAATATAGATAAAGTAGTAGCTGATAAAGAAATAGATAATATTCAGAAAGAGTTTAAAAAGGAGATGGATAAGATAAATGGAAAAGAATAAGGGAAGTAGTAATAAATACAATGATGAATTTAAGAAGTTGGCTAAGATCATAGCTGATTTAACAAAGCAAATAGAAATGAATGATTATAAAGACAGTTTAGGACATTCACTTAAAAATAATAAGGCATATTTAGATTTAAAAGAGTTAATCAAGGCATAGCAATATGTCTTTTTATTTTACTCAAAAATAGGAGAAGATTATGAAAACATTACAAGGCATAGCGTTCTTAATAGTTGTTATATCAACTATAGTTTTAGTAATTGAGTGGATAACACTACCTTTTACATTGAATTCTATTGATAAAAAGCTTGATAAACTAATTAAAATTAAGAAGGAGAGGTAATAGATTATGGCATATTTGAAAGAGATATTAGGAGAGCAATCTTTTAATCAAATTCCTGAAGAAGTTAGGAAGAAATATAAGAATATAGATTTAGTAGATAGCTCTAACTATGTAGAGAAAAAAGAGCTAGAAACTGTAAATAGTTCTATTAAAGAATACAAAAAACAATTAAAGGATAGAGATAAGCAGCTTAATGATTTAAAAGATAAAGCAAAAGATAGTGAAGAATTATCACAAGAAATTGAGAAACTTAAAGCTGATAATGAAAAAACAACTAAGGATTATGAAGCCAAGCTTAATCAAATTAATTTTGACACTAAGTTTGAAAAGGCTATAGCTGAATATAAAGCTAAAAATCCAAAAGCATTAAGAGCGTTATTAGACATGGAGAAGGTAAAGCTTGTTGATGATACTTTTATAGGTTTAGAAGAACAAGTAAAGGTGTTAAAAGAAAGTGATGCTTACTTATTTGAAGAAGAGCAAACAGGTGGTACTGGAAGCATAGGAGGTGGTTCATCTTCAATAGATAATGATGATAAAAAGCTAAGCTTAGGTGCTCGTTTAGCTAAGGAAAGAACAGAAGCAACAAAAGTAACAGAAGCACAAAATAATTTTTTTCCATAGGAGGTAGAAAAATATGAGTATAGAAAAAATTCAAAATTATATGGGTGAAAATAAAACCATATTAGAATTAGCTGGAGAATTATTTCAAACTACATTAATAAAAGTTAAAAAGACAGATATTGAAATACAAGATGCTAAAAGATTATTAAAAGCAGGTACTTTTATTTCAAGAGATGGAAAGGTAGTTGATGGTTCAACTGTTTCAGATGATAAGGTATTTGGAATAGTTTATAGGGATGTAAATTTAACATATTCAAATGGAACAGAAACAGTTCCAGTATTAATTTTTGGATTCGTAAAGACAAAATCATTACCAAAGCAACCGAGTGAAGATATTAAAAAAGCTCTTCCAATGGTACAATTTTTATAATAAAAGGAGGAATCTATAATGGATTGGAGAGATTATGTAAACGTAAAAGAAATAGCAACATTTATTAAAGAGCTTTCACCAGAAGTAACTATTGGTGAGGCTCTTTTTCCTAGAAAAAAACAATTAGGAATGGAACTAAAATATATTAAAGGTGCAAAGCAAAAACCAGTAGTATTAAAGCAATCTACATTTGATACTGCAGTTAAAATAAGAGCATTAAAAGCACAAGTAGATGAAATTACAAAACAGATGCCATTTTTTAAAGAATCTGTTTTAATAAATGAAGCAGATAGACAGCAATTATTACTTGCTATGCAAGCTCAAAATAAGAATGTTATAGATATGATAATAACTAAGATATTTGATAATTATAAAGATTTAGTAGATGGCGGAGACATGCAGATGGAAAGGATGAGAATGCAGTTGCTTGCTGATGCGGGAGTTATTAGTATAATTTCTGATGATGGGGATATTGTATTTGATTTTGGTGTACCAAGTAATCATAAGGAAGTGTTAAGTGGAACTTCTAAGTGGTCAGATATTGAAAAATCTAATCCTATTGAAGATATAATTAGGTGGGTTAGATTGATGAAAGAAGATGGATATGTAGTAAATAGGGCAGTATTAGATGCAACAACTTTTGGATGGATTACTGCTAATAAAAATATTATTAAAGCAGCGTATCCTAATAATCCTAACTATATAGCTTCTGATGAAGAGATTAAAAAGTTTATAAAAGATAAAACAGGAGTATCCTTTGCAATAGTTAGTGGATCTTATAAATTAGAAGATGGAACAGAGCAGCCTTATTTTACAAAAGGTAAATTTACATTAATTCCTACAGGTAGTTTAGGTAAAACTTATTATGGTACAACTCCAGAAGAAGCTGACAAAATGTTTGGTAATTCTAAAAATGTACAAATAGTTAGAACAGGAATAGCTATTATGACTATGAAGAAAGATGATCCAGTAACAGTCCAAACTAAAGTATCTCAATTGGGTATGCCAAGCTTTGAACGTGCGGATGAATGTTTCTTTGCTACAGTCAATTAAAGAGTAGTTTAAATAACTGCTCTTTTTTAGTTTAAATATAATAGAAAGGAATGATAATATGGCAAGTAAAAAGACAATACAAGCTAAAGCTTTAGTTAATTTAAAGTATGATAAAGATTGTTTTAATATAGGTGATAAATTTAAAGTTAAAGTAGATGATGCTACAGAAATGCTTGAAAGATGCTACATTGAACTTCTAGAGGATTTATCTAATGTAAATAAAGATGAAGGAAAAGTAACAGAAAAAATAGAGGAAGGTGATTAAGAATGACACCTATAGAAATATTAAAGTTTAATCTCCAGGAGCGGCAATATCCTTATTTTGAAGATGTAGAACTAAATGTATTATTAGAGACAAATGATAATGATATAAATAAAGCAAGTTGGAAAGGATGTTTACTTAAAGCAAATGCTGATGATGGCATTAATTTAGGACCATTAAAAACTGATTCTAATAGAGAATATTGGCTAGGCCTTGCAGAGCAATATAAAAGTGATTATGAAAAAAGTTTATCTAATAGTAGCAGTACAACAGGTTATAAGACAAGTATGAGAAGAGTTGATGGCCAGTGATAAATGAAGAAAGAATAAAAGCTAAAATAAAAAAGGCTATATCTATAAAGCCTACACACATTACTCTTATGAGAAAAGAGAAAGTAAGTAATGGTATGAGAGGCGGAACAGAAAAAGAAATAAAGGTTGCTGAATTAGATATTTTCTTTGATGATTATAAACATAATTTACTTTTAGATAATGTGAAAGAAAGTGGAGCTGTTAAAAGGACTAGAGGAATTTCTATGTTAGCAGTAGCAGAGGGACTTGAAATAAAAGAAGGAGATTGCTTCACTATAGGAAATAATAAATATAGGATTACTTATCCAGGTATGATTATAAAAGATGTTTATAATTCTGATTTGGAGATGATTAAATGAGTGATGGATGCAGAATAGACATGCAAGGAATGGATAATACACTAAGAAATTTAAGAGAATTCACTCCAAGATTAAAAGCTGCATTAGCACTAGATGCTCAAAATATAGCTACAGAAATGGAAGAATGGACAAAAACAAATGCAAGTTGGACAGATAGAACATCTAATGCAAGGCAATTTCTAAAAGCCACAGTATCATGGAAGAATAGTAATGAATTAATTGTTACTCTGAGTCATCATGTTGATTATGGTGTGTACCTAGAACTTTGCAATGAAGGCAGGTATGCAATATTAGAACAGGCTATACAACAATTTGCTCCACAATTCCAAGAAGGTTGGAGAAGAATAATTCAATCATCAGGAGTGATTTAAAATGACTAGAAAAGAAATATTTAATATTTTAGATCCGTTATATCCATGTTATGCAATAGGAGAACATGAAGGAGAATGTAGAGAACCTTATGTAGTATTAAAATTTCACAATCAATTAAAAAGCATGAACAACAGTCAATGTGGTTGGCAGTTTGTTCATGTTTTTTTATATTGTCCACTTGGAGATATAACATTATTAGATGATATGTTAGAAAAAACTCAGAAGGCTCTTACAGGAAAGTTAGAATTTACAGGAGATATTACACCAGAATTAATAGAAGACGAAAAGAAAGCTTATTTCAGAAGATTAAAATATACAATACCTAAGGAGGTAATTTAAGATATGAGTACAACAGGAGAAATTTTATATAATGTTAAAAAGGTTGTGTTAACACCTTTAGATGAAACAACAGGAATGCCATTAAAAGATGGAAAACTAATTAATATACAATGTGACAGTGAAGCAGAGTTAGATCCAGAAATAAGTCAAGGACAGGAAAAGCAACTAAGAGATGATGAAAAAATATTAGCTACAGCTAGTACACCAGACTTATTATATGGATATAAATTAAAACTTAAAAATACAACTTTTGAATTAACAGTAGCAGCATTGATTGAAGGTGGAACAATTCGTTACGCTAAAGATGATCCTAGTAAAATTGTTGGATATGATACTCCAATGCTTGATGAAGGTTGCAAGTTAAAACCTTTTAAAACAGAAGTATATGTAGCTAATTATGAAGGAGAAGATATAAAAAATTATGCTAAGATAACACTTAATAAATGTAAAGGTAAGGCATTTAAAATGGCATTTAAAAAAGATTTCTTTTCACCAGAATTTGAAATTAAATGTAGAGAAAATACTAAGGCTAAGTTACCTATAAAATCTGTAGATTTTGTAGATTCATTACCTGAAGATACAGAAGTAATAAAAGTATCAAAAGATAAGAAAGAAGAATAGTAAAGTAATTTTAAAAAATTATATTTTAATACAGGAGGAATAGATTATGTCAGTAACAAGAATAGAAGAATTAAAGGCTAAAAAGTATATAGAGGTAGAACTTCCTGGATGGGATTCAGATGATACATTTACTTGTAAGTTACAAAGAGTTAATCTTTTGGATTTAGCATCTAAAGGTAAGATACCTAACCCACTTATGGGTACAGTGATAGAACTCTTCAAGGGAAATGGACCATCAGCAGATGATGAAAATGCTCTTAAAACTATAAATGAGTTATCAGAATTATTTTGTGATGCAACAATGGTTGAACCTACTTTCAAAGAAGTACAAGAAGCTATAGGCATGACTGATGAACAGAAAATAATAATCTATAATTATGCTGTTAGAGGTGCTAGAGCATTAGAACCATTTCGTACAAAGCCAAAAGATATTAAATCTAGTGACAATGGTGAGAATGTATCAAAAGACACCAAGCGAGATATTGAAAATAAATGATGAATATGTGGCATATTGCTTAGACGAAGCTATAACAGAGTTTATTGTAAGGTTACAGAATGATGAAAAGCCAAAGTTTAAAGTTAATGAAAATAGGCATAAGAATGATAATCCAGGATTGAATATGTTATTAAAGTAAGTGCATTAATCTTCCAAAATTGTAATGAATCATATATAATATGTTGTATATTGTAATGTTAGGGGGATGCGAAATGAAAATCAGTAGTATAATTTCTTTTATAATCTTACTACTATTAGGGATAGGTAATGTGTTTTCTGCATTAGGAATGGAGTGTTTGTTGCAAAGTGGAGATACGTTAATTAAAATATCTATTATGTGTATAATAGTAGCTATAGTAATTTTTATTTCTGGATTGAAGGAAAATAAGGTAATATTTTGTATAACATCAATTGTAATGATTGTTTTATCTTTTATTTTATTTGGACTATTTATGAATGCTAATTCTAATGATATGAAATTACATCAACAATTATTAAATAATCATGATACTGCTAATAAGATAGGATTTTTAACTCTAGTAATGACTTTAATATTAGGAATTGTTAATACGATATTAGGTTTTATGAAAAAAACTAAACAGTAGTAAATTAAGAATCGCTTATGCGATTCTTTTTTTATACCCTTTTTACGAAAGAAGGTGAGAATTATAAGTATAGATTTAGGAAGTATCTATTCTAGTTTAGATTTAAGATTAGATAGATTTAACACATCAATAGATTCAGCAGTGCAAGGTTTTTATAGACTGCAATTGGGTACTGAAAAAGCAAGTAATATAATGGATAAGAGTGTTAATACTGCTGTTTCCAATATAGCACGTTCTTATGAATTATGGGAAAGAGCTAATGAACGTACTGGTCGTAATGTATTTGATAACAGTAGAAAGATAGAAAGTTTAAGAGACCAAATTAGACTTTTAGATACAGAAATAAGTAGATCAGATGAGATTCTTCAAGATATAGAAACACAATTTGGAAGAAATAGCGAGGAAGCTGAAACATATAGAGCTAGAGTACTGGAACTAAGAACTTCACAAGCAAATTTAACAGATGAAATGAGAAGAGCTGAAAGACAGACAGGTACTTTTAGAGGTAGATTAGAATTATTAGGACAAGAGTTTCAAAGAATAGATGAACGTTACCAAGCTTTTGATAAAGTAGGAGATAAGTTTAAAGCTATAGGAAATAAACTTACTATGGGTGTGACTATGCCAGTTGTTGCTGCGGGAACTGCGGCAACTAAATTTGCATTTGACTTTGAAAAGGGTGCTGCTAAAGTTAGTACAATTGCAGATACTACCAAAGTTCCAATAGAAGATTTAAAGAAAGGCGTAATTGACCTTTCTAATGAAACTGGAATGAGTACTAAAGAATTAAATGAATCACTATATCAAGCTATTTCTGGTTCTGTTGACACAGCTAAAGCAGTTGATTTCTTAGATGTAGCAGTTAAAGCAGCTAAAGGAGGATTTACAGAAACATCAGTTGCAGTAGATGGTTTAACTACTGTACTTAACTCCTATGGATTAGAAGCAGATAAAGCAACGGATATTTCTAATCAGATGTTAATTTGTCAAAATCTTGGAAAAACAACTTTTGGTGAACTTGCCAGTGCGGTAGGTAAAGTTACTCCAATAGCTGCTTCACTTGGAGTTACAACCAATGAATTATTTTCTAGTTTGGCAAGTACAACAGCACAAGGTCTTGCAACCGCTGAATCTGTTACAGCACTTAAAGCTGCTATGTCTAATATAATTAAACCATCAAAAGAAGCTAGTGATGCGGCAGAACAATTAGGTATAGATTTTTCTGTATCAGCTGTTAAATCTAAAGGTTGGATTGGATTTTTAAAGGATGTAAAACAAGGGTTAGAAAAGGCAAGTCCAGAGTTTGCTAAAATATCAGAAATTTCAACTAAGACAGCTGAAAGATTGGCTACATTAGAACAACAGGGTAAAAAAAATACAGATGAGTATAAAAATCTTAAGAAAGAAAGTAAGAAATTATCTAAAGAATTTGAGAAGTTAGCTAAAATGTCTGATAGTCCTATAGGGGCATTTGCTCAAATGTTTGGTTCGGTAGAAGGATTAAACAGTATATTAATGCTTACATCTGACCAAGGATTAAAGAAATATAACGATGCCATGAATGAAATGAAAACTAATACTCACGCTTTAGATGATGCATATAAGAAAATGTCTGAAACTACTGAAGCTAAATTTAATAAAGCTATGAATAAAGCTAAGAATTCACTTATGGAACTAGGAATCAAAGCACTTCCAGTTGTAGAGAAAGGTATTAATTTACTTTCTGATTTAACAGACAAGTTCTCAAAGTTAAGTCCATCTACCCAAGAATGGATTATAAAAATAGGATTAGCCAGCGCTGCATTAGGACCATTTATGAATGTTACCGGAGGAACAATCAAAGGAATAGGGGCACTTTTGAAATTTGGTCCTAAGGTAAAAACATTCTTTGGATTATTTAATGGCGCAAGAACTGCTGCTACGGCTATAGAAACAGTAAGTAGTGCGTCAACTATTGCAACTGGAGCAACGGCAGCTATGGGAACAGCAACTGCAACTGCTACAGGTGCAACTGTTGCTAGCAGTGGGGCATTAGGTACATTAGGTACAAGTTTAGCAGGAATTGCAGGACCAGCAGCTATTGCTGTAGGTGCAATTGCAGCAGTTGGATATGGCGGATATAAATTAAATAAGCATTTAAAAGAAGATGCTATACCAGCTATGGATCTATTTGCAGATAGAATTGTAAAAACTGAAAAAGTTAATAAACAAGCAGTCGGTGGAGTGGCCAAAAGTTATCAAAAAATGAGTGTAGCAATTTCTAAAGAGACCAAACAAGTGGTAGGAGCTTATATGGAATTAGATAAGAAAGCTAGTAATGTTTTGATGGATATAAGATCTAATAGTAGTAAATTCACAACAGATACTAAAAATAAAGTTCTTAAAAATTTTGAACAAATAACCAATAAATCTAATACATTAGGTTCCAAAATGAAAAATAATATGGTAACTAATTTTAAAAACTTAGTTAATACTACAGGAGTATTAACAGAAAAAAATAAAAAGGAAATTATCAAACAGTATAGAGATATGACTAATACTTGTTCAGGCATGAGTGATACTCAAAAACAAAAGGTAATAGCTGACTTTACTACTATGTTAAATAAATCTACTTCTATAACTAAACAGCAAAAAGATAAACTTGTAAGTATTTATTCTCAAATGGGAGAACAAATAAAAAGTGGAATGGATACTAAAAAGGAAGAAGAACTGAAAATTTTAAAAGATTTATTTGCTGAAAGTAACGCCTTAACAACTAAGGAAGAATCGGAAATATTAAAAAATACATCTCAAAATTGGGAAGAGAAAAAGAAGATAATAGATAATTATCAAAAAGAAATAGATAAGATAACGGAAAATGCAATTAAAAATAATAGAGAAATCAGTGAAGAGGAATATAAGAAAATAAATGATTTAAAAAAGAAAATGGGAGAAGATGCTGTTAAACATCTTTCAAAACAAGAAGTTGAGAGTAAAGTTATTTTAGAAAGAATTAAAGGGAATGATGAAAGAATTACTGCTGAACAAGCAGGACAACATATAAAACAATTAAATAAACTTAGAGATGATGCTGTAAAGATTGCAAATGATAAATATAATAAAACACTAGCTACGATAATAAGAGAAAGAGATGAAAGTGGTAAAATAGATGCTGATAAAGCTGAAAAATTGAAGAAAAGTGCTAAAGATATAAGGGATAAATCTATACAGAGTGCTGAAGAAACTAGAAAAGAATGTGTAGAGAAGATAACTAGTATGGATAGCACCATTTCTAAAGATGTGGATACTACAACAGGAGAGATTATAACTAAATCTCAACGTATGCATCAAACGTGGGACAATTGGAATCCTAAAGAGCATAACTGTGTAGTTAATTTTTTTCATAATATATTTACTAGTAAAAAAGAAACATCTAGTCCTAATAAACAGATGACAAAAGAAGAATTCTTAAAAATGAAAGAAGAAGGATATGCAACAGGTACTGAATCAGCAACTCCAGGTCTACATGAAATTGCAGAAGAGGGGTTTGAAATAGTAACAGATAGGCAATATAGATGGTTTAATGGGGGAGAAAAAGTATTTAACCATGCAGATTCTAAAAAGCTGTTAAAGACTTTATTTGAAAATAAGAGTAATCCTCAAAATATCGCAAAAGAAGCAATGGCACAAGCAAAAGAGAGTATTGTTCTTAAACCTAAAAAGGTAGTTTCAGAAAACACAATGAAGACACAACTAGGACATTTGCTTAGTTGGGGTTCTACAGAAAAGAAGCCTTATGAAGAGGCATCTAATTTTATAGGCAAATTAAATAATGAACAGTTAAAACATTCTAAATATGTACTAGATGAAAAATATAAAATTAGATTAGAAAGTGTAAAAAATGACTTAGAGAATGTAAAAGAAAGTAACTCTAAGAAATTAGAATTAGAAAAAAATAGAGTTAATTCTCAAATTGCATATTATCAGAAAATGCAAAAGAATACTAAAAATAAAAACACTAAGAATTTTTATTCTGATAAAATTGATACTCTAAAACAATATTTGAAACAGTATGAAAGTACAGTTAAAGCTACACAAGATATAACAACTAAAAAGTTAGAAGTATCCAAAAATGCTTTAGAAAAATACTATACAGAAGCTAAAGAGCTTTTAAAAAATCGAGAAGATGATCTAAAAGACTTTATGTCTACAACAAGTAATTTTGCTAGCAAACTTAAAGAAGCTCTTAAACAAAATATAGATGAAGTACAGAAAAAAGAAGAAGAAGCAATAAATAGAAAAATAACTTTAAATAATAAGTGGAAAGAAAGTACATTAAAATCTTATTCAGATGTTCATGAAGCTAAAATTGAAAACTTACAAGATGAATACAAAAGGTTTGAAAGACGTGTAAACGCTGAAACTAGATTACTTGATGATAAATTAAAAAAATTTGATTCTAATAAAGCTGATGAAAGTGATGCTAAAAAGGAAAGAGATCTTAGAAGAATCTTATCCATGAATTATAGTAAGAGAAAAAACATTGAAGCTCAGAAAGAATTAAATGAATTGATTGAGTCTAGAGAAGAAAGACATTTTAAAGAATCTATTGAGCAACAAAAAGAATCTCTAAAAGAACAATTAGATAATAAGAAAGAAAGTGTAGAGGAAAGTAAAAAAGCATTAGATAAACAATTACATCAAGATAAAGAAACTGTAGATAAACTCTACAATGCAAATAAAGAAATGTATGACAAGCAATTAGATTACACTAAGAAATACTATGAAGAACAGAAAAAAGAAGCTAATTTAAATGCTAAAGTACAAAAACTTATTATAGAAAATAACCAGAGAGAAATTATTAGACTATTAAAAAGTACAGGAAAAGACTACGAAATAACAGGGGCTACACTTGCAGATAGATTTTCAAGTGCATTTATAGATAGAATAAAAGTTGTTAAGTGTGTAATATCAGATATAACTGACCAGCTAAATACGATAGCATTGAGTAATACGCCATCATTAGCCATGTCAGGAGCATATGCATCGCCTTCTATAAATAATAACAATACTAATAAAGTAACTAATACGTATGAAAGTCTTTTACACGCAGATAAAATCGTACTTAATGGGCATAAAGATACACAATCATTTGCAGAAGAATTAGAGTTTTACAGACAACAAGCAGCTAAGGCTAAGGGGGAGAGATAAAATGTTTAGTTTTAATTTTAGAGATAAAAACTCATATACAGATTTCGGGATAATTATAGAAAAAAAGCCTCTTATACCTATGCCACAAAGAAATGTAGAGAACGTAAAAATACCTGGACGTAGTGGGACACTTATAATTGATGATAATACTTATGATGATATAACTATTCAAATTGAGTGTAATTTCATTGCTTATGAAATAAAAAATAGGGCTACACAAATAAAACATTGGCTTATGGGTTCACAAGAAAAACTTGTTTTAAGTGATGATATTGATAAGTTCTATATTGCACAAGTAGTAAATAAATTTGATATAGCACAAAGCATAAGAATACTGGGTACATTCCCAGTTATTTTTAATTGTAAGCCTTTTATGTATTATTTTTCTGGACTAGAGCCTATTGAAATTACTAGTCCTACAACTATTTATAGTCCAGAATTTATAGTTCCTAGTGAACCTAAAATAGTTATTTGTGGACAAGGAGATATTACTGTAAATATAAATAATAACTCTATAAAACTAAAAGATGTACAAGACTATATAACTTTAGATTCTACTATACAAGAGTGCTATAAGAATAATTCTAATTGCAATAACAAGATGTGTGGAGAGTTCCCTTTGTTATTAGAAGAAAATAAAATTAGCTGGAATGGTAGTGTATCTAAAGTAGAAATTATACCGAATTGGAGGTGTTTATAGATTGGATAAAATCTTTAATTTAAAGATAGATACTAAGAATAAAAATGTAAGTACAGTTACAGGGTTAAAGCAGTTTGATAATAACTCTATATTAAACATTACTTTACTACAAAATAGTTTGGCATTAGACTTATCTAACTGTACTGTAAGAATTAACTTCCTAAGAGAAGATACTAGGGTACTACTTTATATGGCAGATGTAGTTAGTGCTAGAGAAGGAAAAGTAAGTATCAAATTAAGTCCAGAAGTATTAGAAAAATATGGACTTATTAAGGCAGATATAAGTGTATTCGATAGTAATTTATTTAAAATAACTAGTGCTACTTTTAATTTAAGAGTAGAAAAAAGTGTTTATAATGATACTTATTTTACAGATAAAGATTTAGATTTAATGCAACAAGAATATGTTAGAGAAAAAGAAAGACAGAAAGCTGAAAGTGCTAGATCTGAAAATGAACTAGAGAGAATAACAAAAGAAGGGCAAAGAAACTCTAATGAGAATACTAGAAATTCTAATGAAGAAGCTAGAAAGGAAGCAGAAAATACTAGAGTAGCAGAGTGGAACAATGTAAAGAAAGATGCTAATAATATTAAAAATACTTTAGATACTACAATAGATACTGCTAATAAAAGTAATAGTAATTTACAAAATACAATTAATAATGCAGATAAATTAAAACAAGAATTAACTCCACAAAATTATGTAAAAAATTCAGATTATGAAGCATATAAAAAAGAGGCAAATTCACAATATGAAGATACTACGAAAAAACTTAAAAATTTTGGTGGCAGAAACTATTTAATAAATTCTAATTTTAGACGTAAAGAAACGGGGTGGATTACATACAAGAATGGTGAAGGTTGTACTATAAAATTTAACGATGGTAATGTTGTAATCAATAATGTATCAAGAAATTTTTGTGGTATTTATCAGTCTATTAAAGATATTTGTGTTCAAAAATCACAGAAGTACATTATAAGTTTCTATGCAAAAGCAGATAAAGACTTAAATATCCTATGCGGATGGACTTCGCATGGTGTAAATTGTAGAGTTAGAGAAAGTAATGATTATATTAGGTACAGTATAGCGATAGGAAGCCCACAAAATAATAATGCAGATACTATCATTGTGTATAATGCTACACAAGGAAGTAACGTTGAAATTACAAAAATTCAAGTGGAGTGTGGAGATGTAGTATCTGACTGGAATTTAGCACCCGAGGAGGTTATTGCTAATTCAAAACGATTAGATGCTATAGAGAAAATTTTAATAAATAAAGGGTATATGACAGTAACACAAAATTTATAATATAAGGTAGGTAGATAATATGGCTTTAGATATAAATATAACTGAAATAATAATAAATCAATTGCGTTATGGAACTATGGATAAAGAGGAAATACGAAAGAAAGTAGATGTAATGTACTTTTGTAATGCATTTTCAGAAGAAGATTATAAAAGAATTATTGCAGTATACGAGGAAGTAACTAAAAAGGCAGATAAAATAGAAGATGTAGAACATAGTGCGTAATAGGTAGCTAATGCGAAGTAAAAATTAAATATTTAGGCAATAGATCAGGACTTTTTATAAGTCTTTTTTTATTGCCTTTTTTAGGTAGGTGATAAAAATAATAAATATATATGATGCAAAGGAAACAGACTTTAACCATAACGGACTTGCAGTTTTAGATAAATGTATAAGAGCAGAAGTCCAGGAGGAGCTAAACGGCTTGTTTGAACTAGAATTAGAATATCCGATTTATAATAAAAAATGGGAATATTTAATAGAAGATAATATTATAAAAGCACCAACCCCAAGAGGAGATCAACTTTTTAGAATCTATCATAAATCTAAAAATATTGGAAAAATAAAAATTAATGCAAGACATATATTCTACGATCTATTAGATAATCTAGTAGAAAAAATAGATATAAGAGGACTTAGTGGTAAAGATGCTTTAAAAAAGGCTATGGATAATCTAGCTTATACAACTAACTTTAAATACTTTTCTAATATATCCTGGAAGAACAATATTTATCTTGATGATGAAAAAGGAGATGTTGAAAATAAGAACCCAATAGAAGTTTTATTTACTTTAATAAGTATTTATGGTGGAGAATTGAGGAGAGATAATTTAAATTTTTTATGGCTGGAGAATGTGGGACAGGATAATGGTGTTGTAATTTCTTATGGTAAAAACATTAAAGGAATAGAGGATGACTTAAACAGAGATTCTGTAATTACTAGAATAAAAGCTGTTGGTCAAGATGGTTTGACCTTAGACGAAAAATATATAGATAGTCCTTACATCAATAATTATCCTCACCCCAAAATCAAATGTATGGAATTTAGCGAATGTAATGATTATGAAAGTTTAAGGAAAGCAGCAACGGACTATTATAAGAAAACTAAATGTGATCTTCCTGTTCTAAACTACAAAGTTGATTTTATAGAACTTAGCAAAACAGAAGAATATAAAAATTTTAAAGTTTTAGAAACCTTGAATCTAGGAGATATAGTAACTGTAAAGCATAAAATTCTTAAAATAGATGTAAAGCAGAAAGTAATAAAATACAAATATGATTGTTTAAGAAATAGGTATACTGGAATAGAACTAGGAAGTTTTAAAGAAAACCTCAACAAGGTTTTTGAAGAAACAGATGATAATTTAGATAAGCTAGATTTAGATATTAAAGATACTAATAAAAGATTAAGAGAAAATGAAAAGAGATTTCAAAGTTCTATAGAAAAAACAGATAGTAGAATAACTCTTGCCGTTGAGGAAATAGGAAAAACTAATACTAAGATAGAAGAAACTGCAAACTCTATTACATTAGAAGTAAATAACAAAATAGATAAGTGCAATAGTAAAATAGAGCAGACAGAAAAAGGTATTATAGCAACCGTAAATGGACAAATAAGAGACGTTGATGGCAAGATTAAAGATTGCAATACTAAAATCGAACAAAACGCTGATAATATTGCATTAGTAGTTTATGGAGGAGAAATTAACGGCAATGCTTTGGTTAGTGCTATAAATATTTCAGATATCCAAATAGATATGTCAGCTCTAAATATTAACTTGAATGGTTATGTTACATTTAGAAATTTAGAACGTGGTGAAACAACTATAGACGGTGGATGCATAGATTGCAGCACTATCGACGCGGACAAGATAGGATCTAGGATGAGCAAAGTTTCAGATTATGTGGTTATAGATGGTGGAAGAACAGCAAGTGTAAATGGTATTGGAACTAAACAGAGAGGAGATGGACGTGGATATTTGCAACTTATTTCCTCGACGGGAATTATATTAGACGCCCATAATGTGGTGGACGCAGACATGAATGCTTTTGTAACAGAAGATTGGGTTAGACAATACGTACAAGAAAAATTGGAAAATTGGAAGTAAGCGTACAGTTTAAATATTGTACGTTATTTTTATATAAAAAATAAGAAAAGAGGTAATCATTATGCAAGAAGCAGTGAGCTTAATACAAACAGTTGGATTTCCTATAGCTTGTTGTATTGGGTTAGGCTATTATTTAAAAACTTTAACAGAGCAGCAACGACAAGATGCAAAAGAAGATAAAGAAAGACTTTATACTAACTTAGAAAAGCTAAATCAAAGTAATACGGAAGTTGTAACTACAAACCGTATGCTTGTGGAGCATATGCAAGGAGATATTAAAAACATACAAAATAATGTAGACAAGATAGCAAATAAGATTGAGCAGCAGTAATTGTTGCTCTTTTATTTTATAAAAATTTTAGGAGGTAATTTATTATGTCAATGCAAACAAATTTTATTAATTCAATTAAAGATGGAGCAATATCAAGTATGAAAAAACATGGGGTTTTAGCGTCAATAACTATTAGTCAAGCGATTTTAGAGAGTGCATGGGGAAGAAGTCAACTATCTAGTAAATATAAAAATTTATTTGGAATTAAAGCTGATGCAAGTTGGAAAGGTCCAAGGGTTAATATGCGTACTGGAGAATATAGAAACGGTTCGCACGTTATGGAAAACTGGGGATTTAGAGTTTATTCTAGTTATGCAGAAAGTATAGAGGACCATGCATTATTTCTAGTTAACAATCCTAGATACAGGAAGAATGGATTTTTTAATGCTAAAAATTATACTGGACAGGCTAACGCATTAGTTAGAGCAGGATATGCTACTAGTCCAGATTATGCTAGACAGTTAATACAACTTATAGAGCAGTACAATCTAAATCAATACGATAATTGTTCTAGATCTAGTACTTGTAATAGTTCAGTAATTCCTCTATGGAAGCAATGTATAAATGGAGATATAGTTATAAGGTTGCAGCATGAATTAAACACTCAATTTCACGCTGGAATAAAAGAAGATGGTTGGTTTGGATATACAACATTGAATAAATGCTGCATAGTCACACAAAGAGCAAAAGGAAATATAACTAAGATTATTCAAGGAAGATTGATTGCTAAAGGATATTCAGTAGGTCAATGGGGTGCAGATGGTTGTTTTGGTCAAGGTACTTATTATGCAATACTAAAATTGCAAAGGGATAATAGTTTAAGTGCAGATGGTATTGTAGGGAAGGAGACATGGAAAGCTTTATTTAAGAAGTAATTTTTAAGGGATGCTATTAATTTAGTATCCCTTTATTTTTTATTTTTGTCACAAATTATACAATATTTGAAATTAGTGTAAACATATTGTATAATTTATATGAAATATATTACATATAATATAAAATTATGGAGGGATGTAGTTTGAAAAAAGTTGTTGGAATAATTAGCATCATCTTATTTCTATTAATAACATTTCAATCATGTGCAGCTGGAGTGGGCAATGCCTTATCTGGAACTGGGGAGACAAGTGGAAGCTCAGGTATGATATTAGCAATATGTATGTTAGTAGGTGGTATACTTGCATTAATATCTAAACAAAGCAAAGGTATATTAATAACAGGAATAGTATTTTACTTAATAGGTGGGCTATTAGCTATTTTTAATACTGGAAGTTATGCAGATTTAAAAATATGGTCAGTCCTAGCATTTATATTTGCAGGATTGTTAATATTTCACTATGTAAAAAATAAAGAATTGTATAACAAGTAAAATATAAGTACTAATATGCATATAAATATTTAATGATTTAATTTTACCCCTGGAGAAAATCCAGGGGTTTTTCTTATTTTTAATTATTTGATGTACTAATATGTAGAATTTTGTAAAAAACATTGATTATTTTGGTAAATAATTCTATAATATAAAAGAAACTATTGCTTGTCCCAATAATTAGCAATAGTTCTAAATGTACTTCCAATATTTTGCTACCTCTATTATACAGTAATGTTTTTGGAAGTGCAACTAACATAATAGGAGGACTATAAAAAATGGGTAATATTTTTCAGAACATGAATATAAATAGAATAATACTCCATGAAGTTTTTAAAAGAAAAGAGGATAAATCTATTGAGGAACCATTATACAATGATAATATAACAGAATTAGAGGATTCAGGTAAGTTTATATTTCGAGAAAGAGTCATTCAAGCAATTGGAAATGATTCACATAGTGTAGAAATGCAGATATATAAATCTAATGAGGGGAGTACTTTTGAACTTGCAAAAAAAATAATTAATTGTAAAGATAATGATTTTATTGATTATTCAAAAAAAATTGCTTATAACTTAGCGGTAGCTCAAAATACACGAAGAATACCAGAAGGTATTATTGTTATATTTGATGGTACTATAGGAAATAATAATAATGAGTTTGTTGGCGTAATGAAAGCCGAAATGCAAAAGGGTTTTCAACTAAGCAAGAAAATTGAAGGATTATCATTAGAATTTATTGAGAACTTAGTTTTAACTCCTCAACAAAAATTCTATAAAATAGGGTTATTTACAAGATTATGTAGCAATGAAAGTGAAGATATTAAAGATTACATTTGCTATGTTTATGATAATAATTTAGGGAGAGGAGTTACTTCAGAAGCGGCACAGTATTTCTATGATGGTTTCTTAGGTTGTAAGTTTAAAGAAAATAATAAATTTTTAACAAAACAATTTTATACAGATACTAAAGAATTTATTAATAATAGCAATATTACAGATAAGGAAAAAGTTGAGTTAAATTATGCATTGTACACGTATGCTAAAGTTGATCAAAATCAATTTTTAAGCATTAAGGATTTTTCTGAAAAGTATTTAAACAATGGATTAAAAGATGACTATACAAACTATATGGAAAAAAATAAGTTCCCGGCTACTAATATTGTTAAAGATTTGGCTCTACTAGAGAGTTCATTAAAAAATAGAAAAATAAAATTTACTGATAACATTAGCTTAGTTGTACCTTCTGATAAATTTAAGGATTCTATTAAAATAGAAAAAACAGATGAAGGTTACACCAATATTCAGATAAAAGGACACATTGTGAGTCAACAATGATGGAACAAAAGGAATTTATTCAAATATATAAAAAAGATAGAAATGTTTATGAGCAATGGGGCAATTATGTTAAACAAAAGATTGTACAGTCATTAGAGAAGAAGGTTGATATTCACTCTTTTTTGAAACTAAACGTAAGTGTAAGAGTAAAAAGTGTAGACTCTTTATTAGAGAAAGCCTTTCTTAGGAATAAAGAATATAATGATCCATATAATGAAATAACTGATAAAGTTGGTATGAGATTTGTAGTTTTATATTTAGATGAAGTATACTTTATAGGAAAAATAATTGAAGATATTGACGAATGGAATGCTTCCAAAGACAGAGATTTTTCCGATGAAATAGAGAAACATCCAGAAAAATTTGATTATGAATCTTTACATTATGTTGTAACAAACAAACAATTGATTGAATATAAGGGATTAAGAATTCCAAAAGGTACACCATGTGAAATACAAATACGAACTTTATTACAACATGCATATTGTGAAATGTCACATAATACAATATATAAAAAAAATGTTCATAGTAAGGTGAAACGTTTTACGTCAAGAAGTATGGCACTTATAGAAAGTGCAGACTATTTTTTTAAGGAGGTAAAGGGAATGGTACATGAAGAAGAAAAGATATATAATAATTTATTACCTAATTTAATAGAGTATTATTCTGACTTTGCCAAATTAACAATAGAAAATAAAATAAATATGTTAATTATTGATAACTATCGAGAATTCCTTACAAAAAATATATTTGATGAAATCAAAAATTATATAGAAAAAAATAAATTTTTAAAGGATGTAATAGTAAGAAATTATGAAATTAAATTAATATATAGGCAACCCGTTGTGCTGTTACTTTATTATTTGATATCAAAAGCTAGATATAAAGTAGCAGAGGAATGGCCTTTAACTGATGATGAATTAATTCCTCTATATAATGATTTGGGATATTCTTTAGATATTTAAAAAACTAGTGAGAATCACTAGTTTTTTCATCTGAAGAACTATCTTCTTTTAGTACAGTATCTATAATTTTATCTGATTTTTTTTCTAATGTTGATAAAAATTTTCCAGTTGAAAATCCAATAAAATAGGCTAAAAACATAGTTAAATCCGTAAATGAAGAGTTAACTTCAATGGACTTCCCAGCAACTGTTATCATCCCACCTTTTATTCCTAAAATCATTAGAATGGTAAAGGAAATTGAAAATATTGGTCTGAACATAAAATATAACATGGTTCCCCAATTTTCTAACTTATCATTGTTAGTTAGTATATTCATTAAGAAATTTCCACTTAAAGAGAGTTTATATAATTTTTTTATATAATATATTGAACACCCGAGTAAGGTTGTACCAATAGATCCTACTAAAGCTAAATTATATTGATTTAATTTTCCTAGAGCTTCATTGCTATTACATAAAAAAGGTAAAGACGAATTGCCTATATTATTAGTAATTGATACATATAAAGTTATTATAAAACCTATTATAGAAACTATAGAAAAATAAGCAAACAAAAGACCTACACCAAAAAGTGTTGCTCTCCCATAAAAAGAGTTTTTACGCTCCATTAACACCACCTCATAAATAGTTTATTTTTAGATATTATAACATAAATTTCAACAAATAGTTATTAAATTGAAAATTGTTTGTTAAAATGGAAAAGAAACATTTAAGTAAATTACTTTTATTTACATTTCAGGACGTAAAACATCATATGACGTTTTCGATTTTTTGCTAAAATCAAAATATCATATATCATAAACTCCTATACTCAACTAATATCAATACTTTCAAGCTTTTTAATTTTATTTTTTTTGGTGAACAACTAAAACTGTAAGAAATTTTAGGGCTCTAGAGCTACCAAACTCAATTCTTTTTTAAAGTGCTAGAACTGGAAAAAATAAAAGGAAATTATAATAGAAATTAATCACAAAAGCATGTTAAAATCCATTTTGATGATGTACGAAAATTTAAAAAGGAAAATGTATTTCAAATGTAGAATATTACACATACAATGAAATTGAGGTGATGTATGTGGGGGTAAAAAACAAGTTAAAAGAAATCCGGATGAGAGAGTATATGATGGATCAAAAACAGTTTTATACAATGTTAGGTATAAGCAAAAGTACTTATAGCCAAATAGAAAATAATAAACAACAAGGGAATATAGAAACAGTATTGAAGATAGCAAAGGCTCTTAGTCGACCAGTTGAAGAAATATGGTTCCTGGAAGATTAGGAGCTTTTTTCATGCATTTTTATTCCTCATAGATGAACAAAAGAATTTAATTATAAATTTATTCCGTAAATAGGAAACTTTTACGCAAACAATACATATAGTATTAGTAAAGAAGACGAAAAGGAGGTATAGAGGTTGCCAAAAGTTAATGTATCATTTAAGCAAACAACTAAGGATATGAAGCTTTACAGTATTGTAATAGCACAAGAGGAAAAATCAGAATTTGTTAAAAGAGCAATAGAATATTATTTAAAACAGAAAGAAAAGAAAGAGGAGCAACATGAGTGTACAATGTGAGCAAAATATATGTAAGTAGACATAAAAATAAGCCTAACCAAGAAGGCTAGACTTATCCTAATTACTACTACGTTCAGCTTACTACGTATCGCTTCACTCGTAGTATATGCAACTAATACTAAAAAGTTGCTAAATTTAATAAAAATAGAGGTAGATTTAATAAACTATTAATATATTAAGCACCTAGTATGCGACATGCTATTTCAACTCCAGTTGAAAAACTTAGAGCAGCAATTGTAATAGCAAATGGAATTGTCATATATTATCACTCCTTAATTTTTAGATATTGTAAAAACCGTATTTATAATATCTATAGTTTAACCATTTTAATCAATTTAATGCGGAGGTTATTATGATTTTTGAAAGAAAAAAAGTTATGAGTATAGATGAATTTTTAGAACTTCAAAAGGAAGAGCATAAATCAAAGCTAGATTTAATTATTGGTAGGTTAACTAAGTCAAATGCATTAAAAAGAACTATGACTTTTAGTTTAGCATCTTATCTTAGTTTTCAAGAAGCAGTTTATGCAGGAGGAGAAGATATTCAAAAGCTAAACTCAGCTGGAAATAAATTATTAAATATATTTAGATATTTTGGTAAGTTCATATGCCTGTTTTTCTGTTTTGCAGAGATAATAAAATCACTTGCTGAAGGTGATGTTAAAAGCATAGGGAAAATAATATTAAAGTATTCAATTGCTTTTAGTTCATTCTATTTTTTACCTTGGCTATTTGAAATAATAAGAAGTTGCTTTGAATAGGAGGAGTTCTTTATGGTAGAAACTTTAAAAAGGATAGATGAGAGTTTAAGAAGTATACTTAGATTTTTTGATTATTTATTTCATCCTAGTAAAATATTAACTTCAACATGGAATTGGACAGTTAAGATATCTTTTACTTTGTGTATGCTTACAGCCTTAATTTCATTACTAGCATATTTATCAGGGAATAAGAAATATGGTAAATGTGTATCTGGCAGCATCTTAGTATATACTTTAATTCAAGCTATTAATAGTGTGTTTTGAGGTGAGGTTATGTTATTTAAAAAAGAAAAATCTATGAAGTTATCAAGATATTTTGAATTGGTAAAACCTAAATACACATATATAAAAGTCGTTCCGGATAAATCCATAAGGAATTACAATAGTATAAATATTGCTAAGGCTATTTCAAACACATATAGAACTATAGGGAAAAGACTACACAAGGAGAAGAAAAAGTTATTCTTTGAAACAAATTTTAAAATAGCATATATATTAGACATAACTAAAGAAGATACATCGTTTTACTTTATGATTCCAAAGCCATTCGTAAATATAATAATCGAAAAGGTTAGAGAAGTATGGCCTAAAACAACTCTAGTAGAAGTACAGGAAATAAAAAAACATGTTAATCCTGTAACATATCAACTATCTTATAAAAAAGAAGATGCTCTTTCACTTCATGTAGATAAAAAATCCAACGAACCTTTAAATTCAATATTAAGTGTATTGGATATAATGCAAGATAATGATAGAGTAACAATAATATATAATTTTATTCCCAGAACTAAATGGGGTTGGTTAAAACAATATAACACTACAATAGATAAGATGAAGTCTAATAAACCTGTTGAAAAAGAAAAAACTAGTGCTAAATATATATTTAAGCTAACTTTGAGTGTATTTTGTGAAATTATAAGTACTTTATCTGAGGTTATAAGTGATATGTTAGGCGGTAAGACTAAAAGTAATACAAATTTATCATTCATAGAAACAGTTACAACAGTTATAAATAATTCAAAAGAGTTAAGTAATGCAACTAAAAAGAAGAAAGAGCTTAACATATTAGAAACTCAAATAGCTGTTTTAAGTGACAGTTTAGATAAAACAAGACAAGAAAATAATGGGGTATCAGTATGTCAAGCGTATAGAGTGCTTGATGAAGATAATGAATTACAATATAAAAAACTTAAAAAGAATACTGTAAAATTAGATGATTATAGATTTAAAGGTATAGAAAGCAATGTAGTGTCTGTTGATGAGTGTCAAAATTTTTTACAAGTCCCCGGAAGGCAATTATTAAATAGTTTTAATATAAATCATATAGATATAACAGAAACAGAAGTTCCAGAACAATTACAAAAGGGATACATTGAACTTGGTGATGTGAAATACAAAGGAAATACAACTAAATCATATTTAGAAGATGAATATAATATAGGATCATTACCTCTTGTTTTAAATGGTGCTCAAGGAAGTGGTAAAAGTACCTATATAGCTAATATGTATAGATTTGCAAATAAGAGAAAAGAAGGTGGAGTTTTAATAGACTATATTAAAAAAAACGAACTCACAGATGAAGTATTAAGGTATTTACCTAAAGAAGATGTAATATTATTAGATTACTCTAAACCTGAATGTATGCAAGGCTTTGCATTTAATGAAATAGAATTCAATGAAAACATGAGTTCTTATGATAAATTAAAATTAGCTAATCTACAATCACAGCAAGTACTTGAACTTATAAATGCTGTTAATGACAAAACTCAACCATTAGCTGCTAGAATGAGAAAATATCTTATATCAGCTGCAACTATAGTTTTTAGTACTGGTAGTTCTTCTCTAAAAGAAGTTGTTAATTGTTTAGAGGATCATGTTGCTAGACATGAATATATAGATAAATTATCAAATGAAGAAAAACAATTATTAGAAGATAAAATAAAAATTCTAGAAGAGATTGATGATTATTCTAAGCCAACAAAGGATAATCCGCAGCCACAACTTATAGGAACTAAAGATAGTAGAATAGATGGTATATTAGATAGAATTTCATTATTAAAAGAAGATTTTGATTTAGAATATATGTTTAACAAAGGGGCTAAAGGTAATATAAATATAGCTGAAGAATTAGAAAAAGGAAAAGTTATAATAGTAAAAATGTTACAAGATGAATTTTCACAACATGCTAAAAACGTTATAACAACTTTCTTTGTAAGTAAAATATGGCTTTCCACAGAGATACGTGGTAAGTGGAATAATAAGCCTAAGAGAACTTATATAACTATAGATGAGGTCTTTCAAACACCTACAGCTATGGAATTATTGGCCCAAAAAAATGTTTTACCTCAAACAAGAAAGTTTGGATGTAAGTTTGTATTTAGTTGTCAAATAACTTCTCAATTAGATATATTACTTAATACATTAGAAGGTGCTGGAGCATCATTTATGTTATTAAAAGGCACTAAAGAAGAAGATTTTAAGAAGTTTGAAAATAAGATTAAGAATTTTGAGTATGAAGATCTTAGAGATATGGGTAAATATCATTCACTTAATTTAATATACTATTCTGATGGTTATGCTAGTTTTATTAGTAAATTACCACAACCAAAATAGGAGTTTATAACTCCTATTTTATTTTAATATTATTAAGTTAATAATACCAATATATTGTTATAACTTGTATATTTGTATATAATATGAAGTGCGTAGATAATATAGAAGTCGAGAGGTGTCTTTTATGAAGTTAAATAAAATACTAATCCTATTTATTTTAATACTTATTGTACCTATTATGGGTTGCTCTAATGATGAAATTAGTAATTCTAATACAAATATAAATAGCAATTCTAAAACTTTATCTTCATATTCAGATGAACAATATGAAGAATATAAAAATCAAGAGTTAGAATATGAAAGCAAAGAAAAAGAATATGAACGTGAAAGTAAAGAATATGAGTACGATAAAGAGAATTATTCACAAACAATTTATGTAGGATCACAAAATTCTGATAAATATCATATACCAGAGTGTGAATGGGCCAATAAAATACATATTAATAATTTAATTGAGTTTTCAAGTAAAGAAGAAGCAAAAAAGAAGCAGAAAATATGGGATATAAACCTTGTAGAGTATGCAATCCATAAAACTAATAAATTAAATTCTATATAAAAAGGAGCCAATTAAGGCTCCTTTTAGGTTGCTAATTTAAAATATTTTTTAGTTTGTGTTTATGCTTTTCAAATGTAAAACGTGATATATATGTTTTCTGATTTTCCCAGCAAAGATATGTACCTTCAGATACACCTAAAATAGTTGCAGCTTGTTTTTTAGTTAGGCTATTATTTAATCTCCAGATTTTTAGTTTATTCCAGTATTGAGATGTTATAAATTCACTATATTCATCACAGACTAAATCTTTTCCAAATAAATCATATAATATTAGTATACTTTTAGCTGTAGGATGTATTCTACCTTTTTCATAATTTATTACTCCTTCAGTACTTATGCCTAAATGCTCTCCTAAATCTTTTGCTGTTAATGATTTTATTCTCCTTAATTTTCTTATACGATCTCCAATAGTATCATAATCATTTAGCGTGTATATTTTTTCTTTATCTAGGGTAAAATAATAAGTTAAAGGTATCGCAATTCTATAACTCACG